GCATGGCTGGCATTGTGATCATCGAGTGGTAATCCAATGACTGAGAAACCAGTTTGGAAAAAATCACGGCCAGAGGGATTAGGGAAATCCAAGTCTCTCGATCAGCAAGATAAAAATCGCGCAAGGGCGATGGCCCGCGCTGCTGGCCGTCCGTATCCAAACTTAGTCGATAACATGCGCGCAGCTAAATCAACGGGCGGCGGTGCTTGGACTCGCAAAGAAGGCAAGTCTGAGAGCGGCGGTCTGAATGATAAAGGGCGCGCATCTTTAAAGGCAGAAGGTCACGACATTAAACGCCCACAGCCAGAAGGCGGTTCTCGCAAGGATTCATTTTGCGCGAGAATGAAGGGCATGAAGTCAAAACTGACATCGAGCAAGACTGCAAATGATCCAGATAGCCGGATCAATAAGTCATTGCGGAAATGGAAGTGTAGTTAATGGCTAAAAGCCTCTTTCAGCCTGATATTGGATCGATGACGTTATACGCATTCCAATTGCTTGGTTTGCGTCCTACGTCTTTGCTGCAAGAGCATATTGAGTCTGCGCGCATGGCGACGAATATGTTGCTGTCGCGGTGGTCTGCCGAAGGTGTTAATCTCTGGGAAGTCTCTCCTTTCGACATTCCATTGATTGAAGGCAAGGGAACATATCTGGCGCCTGATGATATTGTCGGATTGCTGGATGTATTTATTCGTCAACCGAATGCTGGATCTCAATCGCAAGACATGGGCGGTTTAGACCGCATTATGATGTCTGTTGGTCGTTCTGAGTATGCTTCTTATCCTGATAAGCAACTAAGAGGCTTTCCGGCTGTCTTCTGGTTTAATCAGCAAATTGATAGCACGATTAATATTTGGCCGGCACCGAATGATGGCTCGTTACGTTTGATGGGCTATTATTTAAGGCAGATTCCATTAGTTGGTATGCAGAATGGTGGATCGGTTGCGCCAAGCGCATATCCGGAGATTCCTCTCTATTTCCAAGAAGCATTCATCTACGGTCTTGCTTCACGCCTAGCAATTATCTGGCTTCCTGAAAAAGCGCAGATGCTTGATATGCTTTCGAAAGAGGCTTATCAGGCTGCATCTGAGCAAAATGTTGAAGATACGCCGATTTACTTTAGCCCTCAAACAAGAGGGTATTTTATCTGATGGGTTACGCTAGTCGCCTCGGTCGAGCTAGAATTAGCGCATCTGCTCCGCAAGCTGCGGGTGAATGCGACCGTTGCGGATTTATGTTCACGCTATCCTACTTGAAATGGCAAATGGATTATGCCGGCGCTGGATTGGTGAATAAGCGTTTGTTGGTTTGCCAAAAGTGCATGGATAGGCCACAGGATCAATTGCGCGCCATTGTTATCCCGGCTGATCCTGTTCCTGTCTCTAATTCGCGTCCTCCTAATTTCGCAAAGCAGAGAACAGATAAGCGCATTACCATTGGTAAGCAGATCAAGCATCCATTTACGGGTCTCGTTACTAATACTGGTGATCAGCGTATTACGGAAGATAAGCAAGATCGTATCGTTCAAAAGAACGGCGATGACATGCTGGCGCCTAAATATATTCAGTATTATCGCATTACTCAGGTTGGCGAATATCGAAAGACGCAAGCTAACGATAACCGCGTTACGAGTTTATTGTTCCCGATACCATTTCCACCGGGACCGGGACCAGCGCCGGATATAAATGGAATTCGCCTTACACAGGCTGGATTAATTCGTGTCGATCAAAATGGTCGAGTTAGAGACATTACGATGCCTTCTCCAAGTGAGGTTCGCCTTACTCAGGATGGAAGGATTCGCATTACGCATGATGGACGTTTGAGAGATATTCAAAATCTCATGCGAGTTGTGAAAGGTAGATTGACGGTCAACGGCGGTGAGCGTGTGACACAGAGCAATGGTCTGCGCGGTGCGATGGTTTATGGCCCTAGCGCGGAATTACTCAAAAGGAAAGACGATGGCTGATTACGTTCAGATACCGCAATTACCGAATGCTGATAAGCTGACCGGTAGTGAATTGCTTGAAGCTGTTCAGAACGGCGTATCAGTCAAGATGACTGCGAAAGATATCGCTAATCTTGGTGGTGGCGGTGGTGGTGGTGCGACTGGCCCGACTGGACCAACCGGGCCTACTGGAGCCACAGGTGCAACGGGAGAAGCTGCTGCTGCTCTTGAATATCAAGGCACAGTTGCAAACAGCGAGGCGCTTCCAGTTAATGCGACTGATGGTCAAGCATTCATTGCATTAGATACAGGTCGGTTGTGGGCTTTCCACAATACTGCTTCTGCCGATCGTCTCGGCGTTCCTCCGGGCTGGACTGATGTTGGATCTGCATCTGTTGGTCCGGCTGGCGCTACTGGTGCGACAGGTGCAACCGGCGCAACGGGCGCTACAGGACAGGCGGGAAGCACAGGACCAACGGGCGCTACGGGTTTATCAATCACTGGTGCTACAGGTGCTACAGGACCGACAGGCAACACAGGTAGCACAGGTGAAGCCGGCCAGACTGCAAATCTTAAAGGTGAATTTACTAATCGCGTTCCCGCTGAATTACCGTCTGATGGTATAATTCCAAAAGATTGGGATGGACCTGGTGAGCCTCCGATATCTTTTGCTTTAGCTAAGAAAGATGCTTTGCTTTACAACGGCACGGCTGATCCGACGCATACGGGTTGCATCTACATTTTCGAAGGCACTGGTGGCTTAGAAATTGATGGATGGATTAATGCTGGCAGGATCATTGGTCCAACTGGCGCCACCGGTCCGACAGGTGTTACCGGCAATACAGGTATTAGTGTTACCGGCGCCACAGGCGCAACGGGTGTTACAGGCCCAACTGGCCCTACCGGAAACACAGGCGCACAAGGCAAAGCGTTAAACTATCGCGGCACAAAAGCTACTCCGGGTGATCTTCCTCCAACTGGCAATGCTGCTGGCGATGCTTTTACTGTCACGCAAAACATGCACATTTATGTTTGGGATGGTAACTCATGGGAAGATAATGGCCCATTGAGCATTGGCCCGACAGGTGGAACTGGCCCAACCGGTCCTGCATCTACGTTACCCGGACCGACAGGAAACACAGGCGCGACAGGACAGACAGGCAGTACTGGTCCTACAGGTGCGGGAATTACAGGTAGCACAGGTGCAACTGGTAATACTGGCCCTACAGGATTGTCACCGAATATTTCGGTTTCATCTACAACTGGATCTCCGGGATCTCAGGCAAGCGTAACGAAGAGTGGCGCTGCTGATGCTCCGAATTTTGCATTTGTTATTCCACAAGGTCCGACAGGGCAGCAAGGCATACAAGGCATACAAGGCATACAAGGACCGGCTGGAACAATTACAACGGGCAACAAAGGCCCGATTACAGTAAACAGCGACACAAACTGGACGCTTAATACAAGCGTCTTCACCAACATGACCAATTCTGGAACATATTATTACATCAATAACACTTCTAATTCGTTTTACTGTGACGGAACCTCAATAGGTTTCGGAAGTTTAAGTCGCGCTTGTTATATGTCGCTTTCTAATGGCGAGTTTAGTGCAGAAATTTTGAAAACAAGAGGTAGTGCTGCAAATGTGACTTATGGTCCGACAGGTGCATTTGGCAGCTTTCTTAATGGCAGCGTAAATTACACATGGGTATCTGCCGAAAGCAATTATTTCTTTTTGAATGCCGCTAAAGGGACTCCCGGTGGCGGTATTACAGGTGGTTGGGCGACTCAATTGCATCCGCCTGAGACATATAAGAATGTCTCTACAATTGAGGATGCGCTTTCGATTGTTAATAACCTAAACGCTGTTAGTTATGAGCTTGAACATGCGCCGCATTCAGGAACAAACTACGGGTTCCTGCCAAACGAGTTAGCTGATGCTGTTCCGCATGTCGCAAAGCGCGTTCAGCATCCTGTTGCTTGGGATTATCGCGCTGGAGGCGAGCCAAGCGGTGAAACGCAAGAAGAAATCCATGTTGTTTTCGATGGCCTTACTGCGCTGCTTGTAAAAGCTGTGAAAGAGCTATCTGCCCGCATCGAATCATTGGAAGAGAAGGTTAAGTAAGATGGCTGATATCCAGATCCCACAGCTACCTTCTGTTCCTAATATTAACGGAAACGAAGAGATCGAAGCTGTTCAAGAAGGTCGTTCCGTAAAGGTAACACTGAAACAGTTATCGACGCTTCCATATGGACAGCCCGGAGCAACTGGTCCGACTGGTGCCACTGGTATTCCCGGACCTACGGGACCAGAAGGCGAGGCTCGTGGTGCGCTTTACTATCAAGGCACAGTTCCGGATGCTTCTGTTCTTCCTGCTACTGCGGAAGATGGTCAGGCATTTGTTGCATTAGATACTGGTCGTCTCTGGGTCTACAAAGCAGTTGGCTCTCCTTTGAGATTGGGTGTGCCGGTTGGATGGTCTGATGTCGGTTATGCTTCTGCTGGTATCACTGGTGCGACTGGTCCGACTGGTCCGATAGGTGATGGCATTACCTATAAGGGACAAATTGCGACAAAAAGCGCATTACCAATGACGGGCAATGCTCGTGGTGATGCGTATGTTACGCAAGATAGTTTGCGTCTTTACATCTGGAATTCGACTGCATGGGATGACAATGGCCCGGTTTCATTTGGTGCAACTGGCGCCACAGGACCGACTGGCGCGACTGGCGTTACGGGTGCTACGGGACAATCAATTACTGGTCCGACTGGTCCGACTGGTGATACTGGCGCTGCCGGACAGACGGCTAATCTAAAGGGCGATATCACTAATCGTTTGCCTTCTGAATTGCCTTCAGATGGTTTGATACCGAAAGATTTTGATGGCCCTGGAAATCCACCGATTGATATTCAATTACAGCCGAAAGATGCATTACTCTACAATGGAACGGGTGATCCTGTTCATACTGGTTGCATTTACATCTTTGAAGGTAGTGGTGGATTAGAAGTTACTGGTTGGATTAACGCTGGTCGTATTGTTGGCCCGACCGGCTCAACTGGCGCCACAGGCGCTACTGGTCCAACCGGCGCGACTGGTGCATCTATCACAGGTGCTACGGGACCAACTGGATTGCAGGGTGTTACGGGCGCGACGGGCGCGACGGGTAATACTGGCCCTGTTTCAAAAGGTCTTCAGTATAAAGGTCAGGTCAATACAGTTGGCGATCTTCCTGTTGCCGGCGTTGTTGAAGGCGACTCTTACACAGTAAAAGCTGATAACGATCTTTATATTTGGGACGGTAGTAAATGGACAAACAACGGTAGTGTTTCTGTTGGTCCAAAAGGTGATACTGGTCCGACTGGTCCGACTGGTCCTGCGTCTACTTTACCGGGACCGAAAGGTGATACTGGTCCAACTGGTCCTACTGGTTTGCAATCTACATTACCGGGACCAACTGGTGCGACGGGAGCTACGGGCAACACAGGCAACACAGGTCCGGCTGTAACCGGTGCAACTGGTTCAACTGGTAATACTGGCGCGACTGGTCCTACTGGTTTGTCTCCGAATATATCTGTGTCTTCTACTACCGGAGCGCCGGGAACACAGGCGTCAGTAGTAAAGTCAGGTGCGGCTGATGCGCCAAATTTTGCTTTTACAATTCCGCAAGGCCCAACGGGACCACAAGGTCCGGCTGGTAGCTTTTCACTTGGCAATAAAGGCCCAATTACAGTTAATAGCGATACCAATTGGGCGCTAAATAGCGGTGTCGTTGGTGTTGGAAATCTTAATTTTACTCCCGTTACACTTAGTGCGAATAATACTTTTACAGGCTCAAACACATTTTCAGGCGAACTTTTTAGTGTCACGTCTGGCAATATAGGCTTAGGTGGATCCGGTGTTTCTGTAACAACAGGTTTTGCCTTGTTTGGAGCGTCCGCCAATCCAAACGGGCCTATAGTAGAATTTAGGAAACAAAATGGCACATATATGGCCGCAGTTGCCTGTGATGGCAACTACAGCACAAAGGGCAGTGTAAATTTTTACTCTGCGACTAAACCCGGAAATGTTTTAATAAGTAACTTAGATAACGGCGATCTCGTAATTTCAGGACAGTATTTCCCTGCTTCAGACAAGCGATTAAAAACAAACATTACGAATATACCGCTAAACGAAGCAATGGATAAAGTCCGTCAATTACAAGGTGTCAGATATAATCGTGTTGATCACGCGGATGGCGCAACGCGCATTGGATTTATTGCAGATGATGTTGAGCTATTGTTTCCAGAAATAATTAGTTCAACAAACATAAGCAATGTTGATCAAGAGCCAAACATCATTAAGACAATGTGCTACGACTCTCTTATTGCTGTTTTGTGCGAAGCCGTAAAAGAAATGGATGCTCGATTAAAAGCCTTAGAGGGCAAATAATGAAGATCTGCGTCTACGCAATAGCAAAGAACGAGGCAAAGCATGTCAAACGATTTTGTGAATCCGCGTCAGGCGCAGATTACATCGTTATCGCAGATACGGGATCAGAGGACGACACGGTGCAGATCGCGCACGATTGCGGAGCCAGTGTCTACTCTATCACTGTTACACCTTGGCGGTTTGATACTGCTCGCAACGCTGCTTTGGCTTTGGTTCCCGCCGATGTCGATGTCTGCGTCTCTCTTGATCTTGATGAAGTTCTAGAACCGGGATGGCGTGAAGAGATCGAGCGGATGTGGGTAGCGGGCGTTACTCGTCTGCGTCATAGGTTCGATTTTACGCAAGGGCATGTTTATGAAGCTATGCGGGTTCATGCGCGTCATGGCTACATCTGGAAGTTTCCTTGCCATGAATTTCAGGTTCCAGATCCTCGCATAGTCGAATTGACTGTTACGTCTTCGATGATCTTGATCTCGCATAAGCCGGATAAAGATAAGAGCCGTGGTCAGTATATTGATATGCTGGAGATGGCGCTGAAGGAAAATCCTGACTGCACGAGAAGTCAATTCTATTATGCTCGTGAATTGTTTTATTACTCAAGATGGGCTGATGCTATTTTGGAATTTGATAAGTATCTATCAAAGCCTGATGCAACATGGAATGCGGAGAGGTGCTATGCTCTTCGTATAACCGGCGAGTGCTATGACTCAATTGCTGATCACAAGAATGCTGAGATCAGATTTATGCGGGCCTGTGCTGAATATCCTACGACACGAGATCCGTGGCTATCGTTAGCGCGGCATTATCACCATCGTAAGATGTGGTCTGAATGCTTTGGCGCCATTAGTCGGTTATTCCAGATTGAAGAGCGCAATTATGATTATGTTGCGTTGCCTAATAGCTGGTCGCATGAGCCGCATGATTTAGCAGCATTGGCTGCTTGGAACATGGGTTTGAGAAGTGAGGCTATTTATCACGGTAGGAAAGCTGTCGAATTATCTCCTGATGATATTCGCCTAGCGGATAATCTAAAGTGGTATCTTGGCGAGAAGAATATCGAGGTTGCTGATGCAGCTTGATGCTTTCTTCAAAACCGTTCGCCGGACGATATTTGGCGGATCTTTAACGGTCGGTCAGGTCGAAGGCATGGAGAAGATCCTTGCCTATTGGGAAGAGACATATCCTCGTATGCCTCTTGATGAGATGGCGTATGTCTTAGCGACGATTGCTTGGGAGACGGGCCGCAGGATGGTTCCGGTTCGTGAGGGTGGTGGAGAGAGATATTTACGGACGAAGAAATATTATCCGTGGGTTGGTGAGGGTCTCGTTCAGGTAACGTGGGAAACAAATGCACGGAAGCTAGGCGCCAAAAAGCCTGGTGATTTAATGCAATGGCCGATTGCTCTTCATGCTGCTTTTTACGGTATGACGACCGGTATGTTCACTGGCAAGAAGCTATCTGATTATATCGCCAATGGTCGTAGAGATTATATTGGCGCTAGAAGGATTATTAACGGCGTAGATAGAGCTTCTGAGATTGCAAAATATGCGGATGATTTTCGTATTGCGCTGTTGATATCTCGCAAGCCAGTTGCGCCTCCTGCTCCTGCTCCTGCTCCTATCCCGGATATTCCGAATGTTCCTGTTGCGGATTACGATCAATTCCGTTCGTGGCTATTGAAAGCTATGGCGGAAGATCCGGAGGTCCGTGGCGCGTTGCTTGCGGTTGTGTTCCCGGACGATCCTGAAGGCGATCCAGATCCAATGGATGCGCCGCATAGCGAATATGGGCCTGAATATGATCCGGAATATACTCCGGAAGTCGCCTATGCCGAAGAGCCGGATGCCAGATATGGTTGATAAGCCGCCGCCATATCGGCGCCCGATGCCTCCTGATTACTCGCCACCGGATGTCGTGGTGCATGACGCCAATAATGTGAAGGGCGTTGTTGGTGGTGTTTTAGCTGCTTACAGGGTCAATCCTATCTTGATTGCTATGATCCTTTTGCTTTTGACGATCTTGGGCGCCGTTGGCTGGTATGCGACTCGTAATGACGATCGGATTTATGCCTATATTGCTCTGCGAGATAAGCGCGAGAGTGATCTATGGGATCGTCTTGTTGAAATGGCGATAAAGTGTAGGGACAAGGATATTGATAAAACAGATAGTTTTCCGCTCCCGAATTTCCCGCCTTTGACTAGTGGTGGACCGTCTTTCAAACCAAAGGAAAACAAGCGGTAGGGCTTACAATTCCGGGCGAATTGATATACAACATTCGGTTAAATCCGAAGCAAAACCGCGGCATTCAAGATTATGACGACCGGCCTAAATTATACAGGGTTCGTAAAGCAGATCGCCCGCATGGCTGTGGTCGAGGAGGATGATCCTAATTTTTTGGATATCCTGCCGCAAGCTATCACTTATGCCGAAAATCGGATTTACCGCGACCTAGATTTTCTTTTTACGTCGATCGCTAACGAAGATTATAACCTGATCGCAAACCGCCGCGAATTGACGGTTAGGGCTGGCACGTTTGTTGTGCTTGAACAGGTGAATGTTGTGACGCCGGTAAGCGCCTTCACGGCTGATGATGGCGTTCGCAATCCATTGTTGCCGGTTACGAGAGATTTCATAGACGCAACATGCAATTCTGCTGCTGGTGCGACTGTTCCTAAATATTTTGCTGTTGTTGGTAATGAGGGCGGCAATCTTTCTATCATTGTTGGGCCGCGTCCTGATGCAGCATACAAAGTAGAGCTGGTAGGAACATTCCGCCCTGACAGTCTTTCTGCGTCTAATACGACTACATTTGTCAGTAGTAATCTTCCAGATCTGCTGACGATGGCTGCGATGATTTATATTTCCGGCTATCAGCGCAATTTTGGCGCTACTGCGGCGAACGATCCTCAGATGCCGATTAGCTATGAAACGCAGTATCAGGCGTTGTTGATGGGCGCGATGAGTGAGGAAAGCCGCAAGAAGTTTGAGGCGGCTGCTTGGTCTTCAAAATCATCATCTCCAGCCAGTAAACCGACGCGAGGGTAAGCAATGGCCCATGCGACGATGAAATTGGCGGCTGGCGTCAATCAGAATAAAACGCCGGCATTAAATGAAGCGGCGTTTAGCGAGACTAATCTCGTTCGTTTTATGCCTGACAAGAGTGGTCTTGGTCTTGTTCAGAAACTAGGCGGATGGACTAAGTTCTATCCTTCAGGATTTGGCACAACGATCCGCGCACTTTGGGCATGGCAAGATTCAATCCCAGAAAAGCATCTTGCTGTTGGCGCCCAAAGCGAAGCCGTCAAAATGACTAGCGGTCAGGGAAATGGCGCACAGGCTATATTTCAATATTCTGGCCCGCGAATATTTACGGTAGGATCTACGATTACCGTTACAGGATTTGTTCCTGAAGAGTATAACGGCGTTTTTACTGTTCTACGTTCTACGCCGGGAGAGATTATCTATCCTTGTGCTGAAAAAGGACAGGTCAGTGAATTTGGTGAGATCTCTACGGGTGACTCTCTTTATGTGATAACGGAGAATTCTCGCGTTATATTGACGCCAACATTTACAACAAGTGAGCCGCAAACTGCTCTTTCGACTATTAGTGGATCTGCAAAGGTTACTGTTAAAGATCCGGGATCAAAGGTTGTTGACGGCGATAGTGTTTATATTAAAACGCAGATTAGTGTTGGTGGGATCATTATATTTGGCACATATCCGGCAACTAATCTGAGTGATGATAAATATACTATTGTCTCGCGCAATATATTAGGCTCCGCTAATCCGGCAGATAAAACGCTGGTAGATACAGGGTTTCTTCCTCGATTTTTATTCACGCAGAATTCTGCCGAAGTCACGGTTATATTGCCTGATCATGGCTATAGCGACGGCGATACGTTCCCGATTTTAATCCCGGTATATAATGGTTCATTAAAGCTAGACGGTAATTTTATTGTATCTGTTGCTGAAGGCACTGATGCAAAGGATCGTTTTACTATTCAGGCTACACGTCTTTACAAAGGAGATGGGCGCCCGGAAGTAACGCTGAATAATGGCGTTCCGTATTTAGAATATTATCGTTCTCCCGGCCCGATGCCGACAAGTGTTGGCTATGGCGTTGGCGGCTATGGTCTCGGTGGCTATGGCGTAGGCGAAGAAGATCAGACGCAATTAACTGGTGGTCGCGGTATTCCGATTGTTGCAAAGGATTGGACTTTAGATAATTGGGCTGATGAGCTAATTTCTTGTCCTGTTGGCGGCGCTATTTATCGCTGGAATCCTCTTCTGGGAACAGCGCAAGCGACGTTAATCCCGAATGCTCCGATGATTAGCGACGGCATGTTTGTCGCCATGCCACAAAGGCAGATTGTCTCATGGGCAACTACATTTAACGGAATTCAAGATCCTCTTTTGATCCGTTGGTGTGATGTCAATAACTATGACGCATGGGTTGCGACTGTTACTAATCAAGCTGGATCTTTCCGTATATCGAAGGGATCTCGTATTGTCGGTGGCATACAAGGCCCACAGCAAGGCTTGATCTGGACTGATCTCGCTGTCTGGTCGATGCAATATTCTGGCTTGCCTCTTGTTTATCAGTTCACAGAGATCGGAACGGGTTGTGGATTAATCGGTCGCAAAGCTGCTGGTTCTATGTCTGGCGCCGTATTTTGGATGGGCGTTAGCCAATTCTTTATGCTTGGCGGTTCTGGTGTCCAAACAATTAACTGTCCTGTTTGGGATGTTGTATTTCAGGATCTAGATACTAATAACGTCGATAAGATCCGTTTTGCGGCAAACAGTAATTTTGGTGAGGTTGCCTGGTTCTTCCCGACAAAATCATCAAACGGTGAACCGACACGATACGTTAAATATAATACGCAGTTAGATGCTTGGGATTATGGATCTCTTGATCGGACGGCTTGGATTAATCAGAATGTTTATGGTCCTCCGATTGGCGCCGGTTTAAGCAATTACATTTATCAGCATGAAACATCGTTGGACGCTGATGGCGTCCCTATGAAATCATGGTTTCAAACTGGCTACGCTCAAATGGGCGAGGGTGAATACAAGCTATTTATTGATCAGGTATGGCCCGATTTTAAGTGGAATTATTTTGATCAAGATACGAGCGCGCAATTAGACTTGTCATTCTATGTTACAGACTATCCCGGCGATAGCCCGCGTAAGCATGGGCCTTATCGAATGAATAAGGCAAAGGATTTTATAAGCCCTCGATTTAGAGGTCGTCTTGTTTCCATCAAGGTCGAGAGTAGCGATTACAATTCTTTCTGGCGGATAGGCGCTATGCGCTACCGCTATACGCCGGATGGGAAGTTCTAATGGCCACGATCGATGATCTCTTTACAGCGCAGAAGAATGGCGTCGTCGCTATTAATACGCTGAACCAGACATGGCTTCTTTATAATCGCAGACAGCATGGCGACCATACATCCAAGTGTGTGACTGTTCCTACGCTTATTACAACTGGCAAGGGATATATTGCTACGGTTTCGGTTGTTGATGAGGGTAAGACTACGGGCTTGATCTACAATTATGGATCTATTGAGCAAGTTTCTCCTGATGCACGACTTGTCGCTATTCCAAAAGAGATCGGTGTTTTTCGCGTAGATTGTCAATTCGATAAAGGCATTGTTGTTATTCCAGGTGATGATCATGCAATCACCGTAACATTCACGTTGGATTGAATATGGCTTATCCTGCGAACAAAGTTTGGGTTGGTCCTATCCCGTCTGATGTCTGCGGGAGAACGGATCATTTGCCGGTTAATGTTCCGGCTGGAGCGTATGTGATTACTGCTGACAATGTGTCTGCATCTGGAGAGGGAAACACCATTGCGGGCTTTAAGGCTTTGAATGGTTTCTTTGGAATTCAGAAATATCGCGGTGGAGAAAAGCGAGAGGTTCTTGTTGCTGGTGGCGAATATGTCGTCGATCCGCAATGCGTTGAAAATTATGTTGGCGGTGGAGATCTGGAAGCCGGTCAACATGCTCTTGATGGATTTCAAATATTAAATCGCAAGAAGCATATTGATACGCTGAAGAATCTACCTGGGCCGAAAAAGGATTAATAGATGGCTTCTGAGATCAAAGTTCGGATAGCTACGCCGCAGGATGTCCATGAAGTAATGGATATGGCGATAGCATCTATTGCTGAAACTGGAATGGCGGAAGCTGATCCTGAGATGATCCTTGGTCAGGTATGGCCGGCGCTAAATCGTTGGTGCGGTATTGTTGGCATAATCGGCAAGACTGGCGAGAGTGCTGAAGGTTGTGTGCTTATGGGCCTTTCTGGTCTTTGGTATAGCCGCACTCAATTTATTGAAGAAAAGTTTTCTTATGTTCGTCCTGATTTCAGATCAGAGCGTGGCGCCGAAGGTGGACGCGCAACAAAGCTGATGGAATTTTCGAAAGCTGTTTCAGATGGAATTGAGATGCCGCTTGTTATGGGCGGCTCTGATGCAATCACAGGCAAGTCTATCAAAGGAAAGCGTCGTCTCTACAGCCGTATGTTTGGCCGTCAGGTTGGCGCGTATTTCTTGTATGACGCGGCGTCAAGAAAGGGCGCAATGTCTGCTGAAACTGTTATTGTGGAAGGATAAGAGCAATGGGTCTCTTTGGTAGCGGCGGCAGAAGCGGTCCAAAACTACAATTCAGTGTTAATAATTACAGCGGATCATCATCGGTGTTTCCGCCAGAAAAGGTTGCTGAAGCCTATACGAATTCGCTTAACAAAGTAAACCAAGTCGCTAATACGCCTTGGCAAAATTACAGCGATAATCCTTGGAGTTTTGTCGAACCAACTAATGGCTTGCAAACAGCGGTTGCTAACGAAGTAGGCAATAATAACTGGCGCGCTACTCCGTATATGGGTTACGGTATGGAGTCGCTCAATACTGCGCAAGATGGATATGGCGCCAGCAATAGTTGGGCGTCAGCAGCCGGTCAGAATGTTGCGAATAATAATATCGCTTCAATGTCTGATCCATATTATCAGCAAGGAATGGGCTATACTAATTACGCCGCTAACACTCCCGGCGGATATCAGGCTGCTAGCCCGTATCTAAACAGTGCTGGCAGTATGATTAACTATGGTGGTCAAGGCACCAATCAAATATCACAGGCTGATATTCAGCGTTACATGACGCCGTATCAGCAAGCCGCAATAAACCCGACATTGGATTTAATGAAGCAATCCAATGAACAGGCAATGCAGGGCGCGTTGGGCAATATCATCAAGGGCGGCGGCATGGGCAATGACCGTTCCGGCGTGATGATGGCTAATCTGAACCAGCAAAATCAGATGGCGACTGCCAAAGCTATGGGTGATATGCAAGCAGCCAACTATAATCAGGCTGCACAATATGCGGCTGCTCAACGTGGTCAAAATCAGGCTGATCTTTCTCGCGCACTACAAGCCGGTCAGTCATATGGACAGTTGGGCGCCACAGCCGGACAATTACAGCAAGCTGACCTAAATCGATATTTAGCTGCGGGCAGACAATCGGCAGATATTGGAACAATGCAGCGTCAAGCATATGAGGCGCAGCAACAATTACAGCAAGCTGATCTCCAGCGTAAGCTAGGTGTCGGCCAGCTATACAATGCGAATGCTCAAGGTTTTGCTAATGCCGGCACATCTGCAATGGATGCCGGTTTGCGCTACCAAGCTGGTCAAAAAGACAATCTTGGCCTTCAGTATCAAATTGCCTCTGATATGCAGAAAACTAATCAGGCGGCAAAAGATGCAATGTATAATCAATGGTTACAAAGCAGGGCCTATCCGTTTGAAACAACCCAATTTGCTCTTGATGCTCTTGCCGGCATTGGCCCGCAATATGGATCAACAACAACTGAAACAGGTGGCTCTAGTGGTTTGAGTTGGAATCTGTTTAATCGAGGTGGTCGCGTTAAGAAGCGCGGTGGCGGTTCTCTTTCTGATATTCCGGAGGTTGTTGGTCAGACGTTCGATGGCCAGGATATTTATCGCTATCGATATAAAGAGGGTGGCCCTGCACAGATTGGCTTGATGGCTGATGAGGTTGCTCCTCGATATCCTAATGCTGTTGCAGATCTTGGTGGAAAGCTAGCGGTTGACTATACGCGAGCGACTGATGCTGCGGCTGATCTCGGTCATGCTATGGGTGTCGGTCGTGATCATTTTTCTATTGGAGGTAGAGAAAAGGAAAAAGTTCGTAGTTTCGTTCCGAAGTTAGCTGTTCGTCCGGGACAGATGGTGACTAGCAAGCCTCGTGGCGCCGGTCCTCTACAGTTTGCGCCTCCGGGTGAAAAACTAGATCGCTTTGCAGGATTGAAAGAAATAGCGGGCAATGCGCAGGGTCTTTATCAGGCATATAAAGGTCTGAAAGGCATGGATCTTGGCGGCATGTTTAATACTGCCGCATCAACTGCTGCTCCTGCTGCTGCAATTGCTTCTACTGCTCCAGCGGCGGCTGCGGCTACAACTGCTGCATCTGCTGCTGCTCCTATTAAGGATGCTGGATCTGCTGTTTCAAATGTTGCTGATGCTGGTCTTGGTTTCTTCGATCCGTTTGAAAAACTATTTGCAGCTAATGGCGGATCAATTCCACATTTTGGTATGGGTGGCTTTGCTACGCGGTTTGATGATGAAGACGATCGTCGTCGTGGATCACAAAGTATTGTTCCGCAATCGCGTGGAACACAGCCTTCTCAGATGCCTGTTTCGCGTCCTAATCGTGAAAAGATTATGGGCAATACTGCCGGCGGCGGTGGCGGCGGTGGTGGCCAACAAAGCGGTGGCGGTGGCCTTGGTGAAATAGCCGATATGGCTACTAAGGGTATTGGCGCACTAAAGGGTGTAAGTGGTTTAGCCTCTAGTGCAGGATTAGGCGGTCTCGGTAGTATTTTAGGTGGTGGAGCTGCTGCGGGTGCGGGCGCTGCCGGTGCTGCGGGCGCGGCTGCTGGAGCCGGAGGCTTTTTAAGCGGGATAGCATCTTTCCTTCCATTTCTTGGATTGTTTTCTGATCCGTCGATGAAGACTGGTGTTGGGAACAGACAGGGATTTTCTTTTGGTGGACCGGAGGATGAAGAGAGACGGCGCCCTTTAGTGGACTTGGCGACTATACCGGTTGCCGCTACTGAGAGATCAGAGCCACAAGTTGTTCTTGAGCAGCCAAAGGTTGATCTCGGCACTCCTAAAACAGATGCAAAGCCTATTCTCGTTGCATCTGCTGATAATCCTAATTTTGCTGATGACGCATTGCCTGTGACGTTAAAGCGTGAAGGAGGCTATACGCCGAATGATGCTGGCGCCGGCGCGTCTAATAAAGGCATTAACCGTCGCGCACATCCGAACGAAGACATTGAGCATATGACCAATGAGCGCGCTGGTCAGATCTATAAACATGATTATTGGGATGCTATTGGCGCCGATAATCTTGATCCAAAGATCCGACTGATGGCTTATGACGCGGCTGTTAATCAGGGTCCGGGTCGTGCAAAAGCCTGGGCGGCGCAATCTGGTGGCGATCCAGAGAAGCTAGCTAAGTTGCGCATGGATCATTATCAAAGCCTACTTGATCGCAATCCTGATACATACGGGCCTTATGCTCGTTCTTGGGCGGGTCGAGTTAATGCAGATTTGAGCAAGGCTGGACTGCCGTTAATGGCATTGCACCGTAGTGGTCATGCTACGACAGGTGACACTAGTGGTCCGGATTATACGGGCAATGGTGGTGGATCAGATCCGCGTAGTTGGATGGCGACCGCACAAGATCCAAACGATCGCTCTGTGCAAGCTGGTCTTGCTCTTCTCAGCGGTATTGCTGGTGGTCTTGCTGGCGCTGAACGAGGTGGCATTGCCGGCGCTATTGGTGGCGGTCTTGGTAGTTTTGGCGGCGCCTATGGAAAGATGGCGGATGCTGATTTAGATCGTCAGAAATTCAACTGGCAACAGCAAATGGAAACAGAGCGTCTTGGGATAAGTAAATCTCAAGAGGGTCGCGCTGCTGAAGAATATGAGCGCACTAAGAGTAAGAGTCAGGCGGCGGATAAAATTCTTAAAGATCTGGACAAAACAAGAAAGATTCCTACTGGTGGTTATGGTCCTACGCCAACTGCTCCGGCTCCTGAAGCGGCTCCAGTAAAGAAAGATCTCGGATCACCGGCTCCTGTCGCACCGGTTACTCCTCCTGTTGAAAATCCCGGATTAGGTCAAACGCCGGAGGCTCCTGCTCCTGCGCCGCAAAGCCCTAATCCAAATATGAAGATTGAGCCTGGCCCGGAAGGTCCGGAGGTTCCTGTTTCGACGCCTAACGCGGGTCTTGGAGACAAGCCTGTTAATCCAGTCGAAAGGATTGCACAGCCTGTCGCTGGTCAGCCTGCTCCGAATTCTTCTCCAATAGAAGAGGTTCGCAATCTTCCAAAAGCTGAGTCTAATCTTCCAGATCCAGCGAAGTTCTGGCGAACGATCGTTGATGAACAAAATCCATACTACTATGCGAATGAGGCTCGTGAGCATATGGCGGCTTACGAAGCTCTGCGTGGCAATCAATTACTGCAATCGTCAGCAAATTCTGAATTAGCTGCTGCGCGTCAGGCTCAACTTGATGCTCAAAAGTGGGCTAATGAGCCTATGCTTACGAACAACAAAGGAGAGTCGGTTGAAAATCCGTTCTTTGTTGGAACAAAGCGCAAGATCGAAAATGAGAACACACGTTCTGCTGCGGTAGCAAAAGGAGCTGGTGAATACGGGCCGGAAGTTACTCAATTAAAGCTAAATCAACAAAAGCGATTAGATGAAGAAAAAGATAGGCATGAGCTTGTTTCGATCTCGCGTGGCCCAGATAAGCCTGAAGAGATGGTTACTAAGGCTGAAGCTCTTCGAATAATGAAAGAAAATCCTAATGCTTCTATTGTTACAAAACAGCCAGAGGTCATAGCTAAGAGGCAAGAAGAAGTTAGAGCTAATGTTGCTCAAGAGCGTGAGAAGTTTATGCAGCGGCCAATTCTAGTTCAGCAATTGGAGGCTATGGCGAAGGGACTCGAAACGATCAAAACAGGTAAGTTCTCAAAAGAAGCCATCGAGGTGCTTGGCACTCTTGAGTCTCTTGGTATTAAAGTTCCAGAAAGTGCGAGCACAAATATTGCCGGCTATCAGCAATTTATGAAGAATGCCAATGGCGTTGTTCTGAAGATATTGAAAGATACCAGTAGCAAGGTTCTTGCGATGGAAATCGGAAATGTCGAACGAGCGAATCCAAACATCGAGTTGCAGCCTGACGCAAACCGTCACATGCTTGCACAAGGTCTTGGTGCTGCTAGATGGAGCAATGATTACTATAAGGATTTATCTGATTGGTATAACAAGCCTGAAAATCAATATGCGATATCTACTGATGCGTTCGATAAGGCTTGGGTAGAGTCACATCCTCTTCAGAGTTACATCAATAAAGAAGAGAAGAAGATCTTTGCTGTTGGATCTAAAGAAGAAGGTATGGACCTTTCAAAGAAGGCCGCTCCCGTTGCTCCAGATCCTTCTACGTTGAAGCAGGGAGAAATATATCCGACACCATCCGGCAATCGTAAATGGATGGGAAATGGTTGGAGTAAGAAAACATACGAGGCGGATCAATGATCGAAGATGATGAAATCCTCTCGAATGAGGCCGTAGGGTTTGCTGCTCCTAGACCGGCGCCGAAAGAAGAAGTTCTTTCTAATACGGATGTTGGGTTTGCAAAAAGAAACGATGGTTTCCTTGATCGTAAAGAAGGCGATGGCTGGCTAACTGGCACACTCAAAGGTGGCGCGAGTGCGATCGTGGAAGGTATTGCGGATATTCCGGGAGTAGTAGGTAATGTCCGTGAGGCAAATAAATATTTATCTGATCGTGTAGGTATGCCTATCGCAGCCGGCGTTATTAATGCCGTTCGCTATCCTCTCGGCTATGACACGATATCGGCGGATGATATCCGTGCTGCTCGTGATCGTGGCTATGAAAAGATTGATGATAAAAATAGCGATATTCGTGGCTGGTTCAAAACGGGTGATCAGATTGCGGCTCCTGTTTTGGAAAAGACAGGTAATTATGAGCCTGACAGCACGGTTGGCAAAATGGCTAAAACTGCTGTTCGTGCTGTTGTTGGATCTGGCGCATCTGCGGTTCCAGCAAAAACTGGATTGCTGAATCATACCACGGAGGATGCCGGAAAGATCCTTGCGGATATGTATTCTAAACAAATGGCTGCTACTACGGCTGGTGCTGCTGCGACTGGTGAGTTGGCGACAGAAGCCACGGGAGATCCATTATACGGCATGGCGGCAGGATTTGCTGGCCCTGCTGCTGCTGGTAAGGCTGGCAAGTTTGCGCTTAAAGTCGGTGCGCCGGCATTGGAAGATATTCCTGGTATTAATCGTTGGGCGCAAGGCACAAGAGAGCGTTTAGCGGCGGAAGATCTTCTTCGCAAAGCTAGTAATCCTGAAGCTCTTATGGATTGGGCGCGAGGCGATGGTTCGCATCCGGGATTAGACAAGTTCCCGTTTACGCTTGGTCAGGCTACAGGCGATTCTGGTATTCTTAATCAGGAGTTATCAGCACAAACGCTGAATAAGGACAATTTTGCTAGTCGGATGAAGGAAAAAGCCGGAGAGCAAACGGAGCGACTGCACGGCGAAGTCACGGCTATGTCTCCGGAGACGGCTGATCCAATGGCCGTTACTGATGCGTTTACGCAAAGATATAACCGGATCACGGAGAAATATCAGCAAACTGAAAATGCTCTTCGCCAGCGCGCACAGGAGGCGGTCGCAGCATTAGGAGATAGTCCGGGCGCGGCTGCTGTTGGTGAGCAATTGCGAACTGCGATAGCTGAAAATGAGAAGAAATTAAAAAAAGAGGTGGATGATCTATATAGAGGCGTAAATCCTAATAAGGATATGCGCGTCATTATTGACGTTGGCACTAAGGAAAATCCATCTGTTCGAGAAGTCGCTGAGAAATTTCACTCAGATAGAGTAGGTGCGACTAAATACGATAAAAACCTAGAAGAGATGATCCAACTCGTCAGAGAGGCGCCTTCTGTTTGGGATTTTGAGGAGCTACGCGGCGTTGATGAGCGTCTGTCTAAGGCGATGGAAGAGGCCAAAAACAGCCAAGATCGCGCTCAGTTGGGTATCTTGAAAAATGCTATTAAAAATACGATAAATCAGGCGATCGATAACCAGATCAACTGGAAGCTGGCTAACGATATACCATTGGATTCCTATGAAGGACGAATTAGACAATCGCACGATGGATTTGCCGCATCTGGAGACGCCGCTCCAAGTGCTGGAGAGAGTGTTGCCGCAACTGGAACAGACGCCAATTCGTCAATGGCAGTTCATCCAGCATCTAGAGAAGGACGCCCTGCGGAATTCGGATTTGGTGATGCTAATAGCGGTGAAGGATTGGCGCCGAAAACAGGCGAAACTACACTCTACTATCCCGGCGGCAACAACATAACAGCGCGCCCAAAGATCGTAGAGTTGGGCGATCTTAAAATATCTCATAATGACGATTTCACCGAAAACAGCCTATACCCGCAAGATCTGCAACCACGAAATCGTGACGCGGCGCAAGCTCAAGAACAGGTAAACAAATATGCCGGCTCTGAATGGGCGCCGGAGCGTTATGGCGTTACGAACGATGCCAATAGTGGTGCGCCTGTCATTGGTTCAGACGGCATTGTTGAAAGCGGCAACGGTCGCACGATGGCTCTTCGTCGTCGCTATAATCAGGGCGATACGTCTTATAAGGAATATCTAGCCTCACAGGGTTATGATGTCTCTGGCTACGATCAGCCTGTTCTCGTTATGGAGAGAACATCTGAATTTTCGACACCGGAAGCGCGTCAGCAATATACCCATCTCGTCAATAAAGAGTCCGGTCTTGGTCTCGGCACAAAAGAAGAAGCGTCATCTGATGCTCGTTTCTTAACGCCGGAAGATATCTTCAAGATAAAAGAAGGGCCGCTTACTAGCGAAGCGAATTCCGGGTTTATTCGTTCCTTCCTTAGTCGTCTTACATCTGGCGATCGCGCACGGTTACTTGATAGCAAGGGCGGTGTTAATCAGCGCGGAATTGAACGCGCACAGGCGGCTATTGTTGAGCGGGCCTATGGCAATGATGCTGTGATCCGTAGAGGATTTGAGGCGACCGATAATAACGCCAAGAATGTTACGGGCGCCTTGACTGATGCTGCTGGCCCTTGGGCAAAAATGCGACAAGCCATCGAAGACGGCATGATCGACAAGTCGCATGATATTACTGATGAGTTGATGAATGGCGTTGATAAGATCTTACTTGCGCGTGACAAAGGTCGTCCAGTTGCAGAGATCCTTGATCAGGTTGACGCATTTGCCTCGCCGGTAACAAAGGATGTTTATCGTCTGCTATTTGATGGCGAGAAGGTAGCAAGCCGGCAAAAGATTGCTGCTCGTTTGAACAAGTATGCTGCGGATTCATTAAAGAATGAGGGCGGTGGCTTTGGCTTTGGTGAGACACGAGATCCAAAGCATGTCTTGTCTGATGCTCAGAATGTTGTTGTCGAGGGCGAAGAAGCTGTGTCTGCCGGCGCCAAAGCGACTGGACAGTCGCCTAAGACCGGTGATGGCATGGTTATACCTGAGAAGCTGCGCCCTAATATTACGCAAGGGCAAGCTGATCGGTTGAATGAGGCCAATACTAAATACGGCAAGATGAAAGATACGCTGAAGCCGGCAAATAGAATGCTGGAAAAGCGGATGGGCGGTGAATATGACCAAGCGGGATCTGCTATTCCTTCGACGGTTATTAAGGCCGGAGATACCGGTTATCAGACTGCTCAATCTTTCTTGAAGGCTTCTGCTAACGCGCCTCAAGCTGCTACGGCTATGCGTGAGATGATCCTAGATCGTTTCCGCAAGGCAATTGGTCGCAATGGAGAGATAGATCCGAATAAGTGGAGCAATCTACAGCGCGATTATGCTGGCGCCATCCGGGCTGTTGAGGAGCAATCTCCCGGTCTAGCAAAGATGCTGAAAACGCCTGAGACCACGGCTGATGCTTTAGCGAATTTTGGCAAGGAGAGAGATGCCAATACTAAGGCTCTTCAAAAGGAGGAGGCGGCTAAGTTCCTCGGCAAAGAAAATGAGGTCGAGGTTCAAAACGCTATTGGCGATATTATTAATGGTCGCAATCCATCCGTCACTAAGTTGCGTGACATGGTCGAGACGTTGAAGGCTGAAAATCCTGATGCTCTTGATGGACTGCGTCAGGCGACGATCGACTGGATCGTTCGCAAAGACACGAATGCTGCCAGAACAACAAAGAATGATGATGTTTTCTCATACGCAAAGATCAATACTTTGCTGAAAGAGAAGGCCCATCTTTTACAAGAGATCTTAACGCCGGAGCAAATGAACACATTGCGGGCGATGCGTGAGACGATGGCTATGGTCAATCGCAGCACCGATCGCACGAGAATTCCTGCTTCTCCTGGCACAGCCAAAGATATGGGCGCGCATTTTGAAAAGCTCGGTAGAGAGTTGGCTGATAAGTCTGTTCTATTCCTAGCATTTGATACCGTCGCAAATGGCGCAAGCAATCCTGGTATGGCTCTCCTTAAAGGCGTCGGTGTTTTTACTGCTGGCAGTCTTTATCGGTTGAGACAACTGGGCATAGATACTGTTGGTGATATTCAACAAGAGATGTTCCTGCACCCAGAAGTTGCTCGTGCTGCTCTCAAGCGTGTTAAGGGTGAATATTTGCCGAAGCAGGGTGATGCTTTGGTGAGGGCTATTCGCAATGCCTATCTGAATTCTGGCGCCAATGTAGAGCGCGAACAGCGCGCCTCTGGTGGTCGTCTTGCTTTTGCTGCCGGCGGTCAGGCTCCAAAGCGCAAGCCAATGACACCGGAACAAATAATTGCTGGCATTGCAAAAGCCCGCAAAGCTGAACAAAAACGGACTGAGGTTATTCTCGACAAGCCTGATGAAGCGGTCGTCCGTGCATTATCTATGGCAAATCAACATCTCTGAGGGCTGTTATGGCTACACAAAATCTCCAGCTAACCCTACCGGCGTTTAATACGACGAATTGGAATCAACCGTTAAATTCTAATTGGGCTATTCTTGATGCCAAGGCCGGTGCCAGTATTAGTGTCTCTGTCACGGCGGCTGATTACATATTAAAGATCTCTGATCTTCAGAGTAGTCGCATTCAGATTGTTGGAAACCACGGTGGTTCTAATATCAATGTTGTTTTCCCGGATGGGATAGGTGGCGTTTGGATTGTCTCCAATGGCGCCTTTACCAGTGGCGGCAAGCTGTTTGTTCGGACTGCGACCTATACGACTAATCCTGTCGAGATCCCGGTAACGAAAAGTCTTTTGATTTTTTCTGATGGCGTAAATCTAGGCACCATCTCACTGTCTCAAGAGGTTCTTGATAGCTATTTGAAGCTGTCGGGTGGCACGATTACGGGTGAGTTATCCCTGAACAAGCCTCTCGCCATGCAGCCATATCCAGATAAACCGCCTTCTTCGAAGATTACGGATAACGGTCAAAATGTCGGTTTCTACAATGATACTGGCTCGGCGCGGGCTATCATGGATCTTTTCACCGGTAAGTGGACTGCGACGGGTGGCGTTGGAATAGGCGCTAGCGGTCCTGTAGCAGCGGCCCTAGCAACATTCTGCCCTTCTGCTGTTTATCCTGTCTCAGGCGATCCGCATATGAAGGGTGTTGCTATCGAGGATGTGCTGGTCAAGTTGGTGGAAGAAATTGCCTCTTTGAAGGCCCAACTAGCTTCAAGATCATAGTAACAGTGGGAAATAACCTTTAATGATTTCAGTGGGCGTTTATTGCTCATGGTAACAACTAACCCATTGAAATAATGGCCTTATGTTACATCATTCGGCCGCACCATATTGAGTTTTTAGCCCTGTAAGTCTTTGGATTTACAGGGTTTTTTCTTGACATGGTAACAAGAATTAGCCTCATGGTAACAGCATATGAACATGTTCTGTTCTAGTCGAGGTTGTTGGATTGTTTTTTTGGTCAGCTCATTTTTCAAAATCTTATGACCTAAATTTAGATGTCGCCTAATTTTGCGGTGCCACTATCGGAGAGCTTTTGCCGGCTAGCTTTCTCTGTATAGCGAGAGGCCATAGAGGTGCCGGTCCAGCCAAAAATGGCGTTTAGTTCGTGGATCGTGGCTCCTGCCTCGGCAAGTCTGACTGCTGATGCTTTTCTAAGACCGTGACAGTTACCGTCTATGCCGGCTGCTACTGCTGCGCGCCTGAACCAATTGCCAAGCGCCTCTTTCCTGATCGGCGCTCCTGTCTTCACGTTTCCGATTAAAACGAGATCGCCTGTCTTGCTTGCCATGATTGTGTGGAGAAGAGTTTGCGCCGCCGGGATATCTATCTGTGTGCCTGTCTTCTCGGTGATGATCCTGACGCGACCGTTTTTGACATGCTGGCGCCCTATCCTAGCCACGTCTCCGCGTCTTAATCCGGTATTGAGGAATATCTCCAGCGCGAGTCGTTCCCGCGTCCCTACGGGCCATTTCTGACGGAATAAATCTATCTCTTCTTCTGTCCATTGCCTGAAACCTTCTGTCTTTGGACGTTTTAGGTTTTTGATCCCAGACGTTGGATTGTTTCGGACAAGGTCAGCGTCTACCGCCCATTTGAAAAGGCCACGCATAGCGTCGAGAAAATTGTTCGCTTCTGATGGCGTATCTCTCTTGTCGTCTCTAGTTCGGATGATCAGGGACTTATCCACATCCCGCAAAGCAAGATCCGGGATCGATTTGTTGATCCTAGAAAAGATGTTTTCTCGTTGCCGGCGGGTTGCGTTGGATAGTTTTGTCCAGTCAGTCGTTTCCCGGTAACGGTCTAACAACCACCAAAAAGATTGAGGAGGTTTCTGGATTGACGGTGCTTGCTGACGGCTAGCCGCCTCGTAGTTTTCCCAAAATTCCCGGCTGTTGTATTCGCCTCGAATGCGGATCTGCGGGTCTGGCCGTTTCCAGTAATACCAGACAGTCTGACCTTTCCAGCCAGTGCGCTGGATCAGATATGGAGGGCGCCTTTTCGGCATTAGAACATCTTCTTATGCTTTTTTACTGGCTCTGACGGGATATCGGCGCCGGCATAATACTGATCTGGCGGAATAATGCGAATCGTGCCGTCCGGCCTCACTTCGATGATAGCTGTGCCAAAGGCTCGAACGGCCCGCATAGCCCGCTCTAAATCCGACTGCCGGAAAGTGGCTTTTCCCTTAGACATTGTAATCCTCATACATAGGTCGTCTGGCCATTACTTTGGCAGTCGTTTTGCGGTCACGCTCCACCTTGGGAAAACCACGAGACTGGATTTTCTGCTTTGCGCTGCTGATCCCTAGATGTCGCATCTTCACTCGTTTTGCTTTGGCTATCTTCGCCACGTCTCCCTGAGAGCCATGCGTTTTTGATTGCGCACACTGGACATGGACGGGAGCGCGGTTCTCCATGTCGTTTGAACCGCCAAGTCCCAGAGGGATAATATGCTCGTCGATGAAGCCTCCCTTTATCTGTCCACCGCACAAGCCGCACAAACCTTTGTGCGCCTCGAATAGTTTGAGGCGTTGTGTAGGTGTTAGCGGCTTGCGCTTTGTTGTTCCGACATCAGTCGTCAAGATCGATCCCATGATCTGCTGCAAAAGCTAAAATGCTTTCCAGTAGTTCAGACATTTCTGTGCGAGATAGACTGCTAGAGTGACGGGAGCCGATAAAGACAACACCACCATGAATACCCGGGACACTAAACGCATCCCATAGGCTTCCCATGAAGAATTCCTTCCATTGCTCTAGCGTGAATTCATGGCCATGCCAGACTTTCATCTTCTGCTGGATCTTACGAAGCATTGGCCACATCATGTCGTTTTGATCTAACGTCCTGCGGCTTGGCTTCTTAAACGCTACTGAGACTCCGGGACGGGCTTTATCAACCCATCCCTTTACTTGTGATTTATTTTCATCAGTGATTGGAATCCAGTTCGGCATTAGTCAGCCTCAAAATGGAATTTCGTCGTTTAGTTCAATCTTGTTTGCTGCAATTGGCTTGGTGCCGTCTTTAGGCTTAACACTTCCTGAAAAGAATTTGCCGCGTTTTCCTTCTTTCACCCAAGCATTCAGCCAGTATTCTTTACCATCGATATTTATTGATCCTGAAAACTCAGAGTCTTTATCGTTACGTCGGCGGTCATTTCTATTAAGCGTCCATGTATTTGTTTTATCGAATTCTGACATTCTATTTCTCCGTTTCTGTAAACTCGTCCATTAGTCTCTTCCATTCCTTCCGAAGAATGACTTTTTCTTTCTCCTGAAGCCTTTTGAAGTGCCGATTGTTCATTGGCTCTTCATAGAATTCTAATAATTCCTGTCGCGTTTTCGCCATGCTCATAGCGAATTTCAGCGCCTCTCCGACAATATCTGAGGTTTGTTCATCGAAATCCTCGTTACTGTGCGGATTGTAAATCGGATATTCTTTGTTCGACTCTTTCATCGAATTCCCGCACTCTCTTTTCTAGTTCAGCCACAAATTTTGCTTTGCGGTTGACGGTTTTAATAATCAATCGATCCTGATAGGCGACTAGGTCGGTGTAGACGACATAGTCACAGGTCTCCATTTCTGGAATGCAGGCAAACAACCATCCGATTTGACACAAGTAATTGTCAGGAATTTTTTCTGTATTCTTGTAAGCGGCAAATGTTGAAAGCGTTGGGCATTTAATCTCGATGAATTTCTTCTCCGGGCGAATTAATCCGTCTGGAGAGGCTCCGGCATTGGCGATCGTCGGATGATCGATGAATTCGATCTCCTCAACATCGTAGCCTGACAGAAGAGAGTAGAGCGTCCGGGCAATAGGCTCTTTGCGTGTTCCATCAGCCATTGGACCTGATTGATAGGTCGGTTCAACCGTTCCGGTCATTCTCTCAAGTGCTAGCTGCTCAAGATATTTTTCGTAAGCTGCTGTAGGCTCTCCATTGCGTTTAACGGCGACAATGTCGTGAAGCCGGGACGCGGTGATCTTACCGCGTCGTCGTTCTTTCCATTGGTCGTGGCCTTGAACGCGCTCCATCACGCCGCCTCGGTCAGGCTAGTGCGGTGAGTCTTATAGGCGTCTCTAACTATTTTCTGATCTACTTCACTTAACTGAGATATTTGTTCAGCATGTTTTGCGGCCCACGCGGCAAGATCTCCGGTGTTCTGAATTAGGCTGATATCACTCAGTAAGGCTGGAACGAATACTTGCTGTTCTGCAAGCGTTGGCGTCTCTTTTGGAGCCTCTTCCAATACTGGCTGCTGATCCTGTTCTGGTTTCCCACGGGCCGCTCTACGTTCTGCTTCTTTCTTTAATTCGTCTTCATCGATCTCTTCTTTAGAGTAGATCTCTCCGTGCAAGTTCAGCAATTTTAGCACTACGCGGTCCTTGGCGCGTTTCTCGGCCATCGATATCGGATAGCCATTTTTATTGTTGTATGGTGCCGCTTCGCCGTAGGACCATTCTGTGCGATCGCCAAGATGACCGGTGACGCGAATAACCGCGATCTTTTCCTTGGCATTCATTTCAGTTTCGTGAGGTTCATCGAAGGTAATGCCGGCTTTGGCGGCGATGATCTCAACTGCTTTATGATAGATTACCCAAACACCATGACAGTCCCATACGGCGCTGCGTGGGTCAGGATGATAGGCTTTCAAAATATCTACAAGGCGAGGGTCTAGTTGTTTAGGCATTATCTTGTCTCCAAACACGAATTCCGGTTTCTGTTACTCTCGTGGTGAACACGGCGCGTATGCCGGCGTCTTTCCAATGGATTTTGGCGCGATCGATCGATTGATAAATACTGGCGCGCAAAGCCATAATCTGATGCCGCGTCGGGTTATCCTGTTCGTATGGAGCTAAAAAGCTCTGTCCGATTTCTAGTCTTTCCGTCGGATATCGATCCGACTTACGCGGAATCCGCACAGCATCTTCAATTACGAATTCGGTGTGCATAGTCTTCTCCGATTATATTTCTCTGCTTGAATCCATTTGATTGCTTCGTGCATGTGCCAATGGAACTGCGCAGGATCTTTCCCGTAAATTGTTGGACGGCGCAGATACGAGTGGGCCGTCTTTCGGTTAAAATCGGCCATATAAATACGATGGTTCATGGCGCTGTGTTGATCTTCAGAGATCACAGGGAGAGGCGTCATTACTCAGCCGCCTGTATCTGTGGGCTATTTTCAGCAACGATCTCGGCGCGGATTGTGTCGATCAGATCAGACAGGCGTCTCATCTGATATTCGTCGGCGCCGTCAATAAAGATCATAGCGGTGTTGGCGTTTTCCCAATTGTTGGTGACGATAAGAAAAGGTTCCAAGAAGTCAGAACCGCCGACTGAGAAAACTTTATCGGCTTTTTCGATGCGAATTGTTGCGCGAGATTTCATAATTGTGATCCTCAGTAATCGTCGTGGCCGTAGGAGCGATCGATCGCATTCGAGACAGCGTCATCAATCAAGTTTGAATAAACGAGCGAGACAAAGTGCTTGCCGGTTACGATATGTTCCGGGCCTTCGGCGCCATCGTCATCAATAACCATGCGAATTTCATCGATCTCGAATTCCGCACCGGCGCCGGGATCGTCGTAGCTGCTGGCATAGCCCTCGTGGGTGACGGTGTAGTCGATGTAGTAGTTGACGGCGGAGCCCATGAATTCGCTGAATACATAGGCAGTCCCAGAAGACGCAGGTCTGGCGCGGCGGCGGTGATGGTAAAGCATGTGAATTCTCCGGTTTTAGATAAGGCGATGGGTGAGCGGCTTATTCAGCCGCATCTGCCCAGACCGGACGCACCTTAATGTTCAGACGTTCGCTGCTGGATGTCGTAAAGAATTCTTTCTGGAATTCCGCATCGACGTTTAATTCAATGAAGGCTTTGGCCTTCTTGGTGTCCAGCTTGGTCGAGGAGACGACCGTCTTGATGGCGATGAAGTGATCGCCAGAGTATTCGGAATCAGCCGCGACACGAGATTTGATTGCCGTGTTGAGCTTGGTCTCGCGGTCTTCAAGCTGTTTGATAGCGGCCTGTAAATTGCCAAGCTCGTCAATCAGAGCCTCTGTTGAGGTGTTGTCGAGAGCTGAAATGTCGATGGTTTTTTTGGTGGTCATGATGTGCCCTTCCAAAGGTTGTCGTTGCCGATGGAAAGGAGAATATCAATTTGACAGTTGAAGTCAACTGCATTTGTAGTCCAAAGTTAAAATATTTTGAATTTATTTTTATCCGCCTAAGACAATCTTGTGGACAAACCGCACTCTGTTTCGGGTAAATTTGATTTCTTTTCTTGGGTTTAGCTGCTCTAAAACAAGCTGCTTATCGTCAATAGAGATAAATCTCTTCACAAAGCCTTGTATGGCGCCCTCGTTGCCGTTCTCGGCAATTTGAGCCACGACAAAATCTCCTCTTTTTACAGGCATTGTGGGATGAACATAGGCTGTCTCGCCTGAATAATAACGTGGTTCCATTGATTCGCCTGAAACACGAACCGCATAAGCATCCTTCACGCTGCTCAAAATTGCGGGAGCATCCGTCATTTCCATAGCCTCGCCTATAGTAACTGCGCCGTCTGATCCGGCCAGCGCAGAACTATAAAGAGGGATCTGCCGTGGCGAATACAACGCGACATTAACTCTGTCAGTTGCATTCGCGGAAGGGTCTTGATCTACATTTCCCGTATTTTTTTTAACATTCTGAGTAGAATGGTTAATACTTTCTCTTTGTGCGCCGCGAAAGATTCGATCTATCTCGCCGCCTTCTTTGCCTGAGTGCAGCCACGATGGAGAGCATCCTAGTGCTTTGGCTAGGGTGATGCAGGCTTCCAGTGAAGCGGCGCGTTCGCCTCGCATGTATGAGCCAAGTGTAATTCTATTCATTCCAGTTATACTTGCTATTTCAGCGGGTGTTTTAATCCCTTTTTTTTTAGCTGCTAAGTTCAAACGCTTGGCAAAATCTTCAAAATTTCTGACGGCCATTTGGTGGCTCCGATCTGGACATGAGTGCCCTGGATTAACCTTATCCACAAAATGGCGAATGCACACAAACGAATGCAATTGACACAATGCGACTACACTAGTAGACCATTTTACATGACGAATCAATCCCAACATAAGGTGTGGAATTTACTCACTAAATGGCCGACTGCCGCCGTTTTGGCTTCCGACCTAGGTCTGAAATCCCGCACTCATGTTGCTTGCTTCAAGGTCCGTGGCCGAATTCCTCGTGCTTACTGGCACGATCTTGTTGCCGCCGCCGAACGGCGCGGGATCGATGGCGTGACGTTAGATGAACTGAAAAAGATACACGAAGACATAGGTCAGAGGCGGTCGTGATGTCTGAGGCGTTAAAAATAAAACAGCGTCTAGTCGATAAGTGCGTGATGCTTGGAATTGAGATACCTGTTTGGGTTCCAGAAAATCTGATTATCGAATTTGCGGATTGCGCCGTTCACCACGGCGAAGAACAAGCTGCGAGTTACATACGCAAGTTAAAGCGCGAGAATGAGGCTTCTGAATTTAGCCGCCTCGTCAGTCGCGCATAGAGCTACCAGCGTCCTCCCTGCTGGCTACTGGCGGGATAATCGGTTTTTACGCTTCTCCGGTTATCCCGCGGCTTTTTTTAGAAGAGTAATGAAAGGGCCAACATGTCCATCGCACCGAAGATTCTCACTGTTTTAACTCTTGCCGTTTCACCGCTAACAGAAGAGCAACCGAAAGTTGGCAGTCCACAGTGGAAGGCCGACATTCAGCGATATTCAAAAGAGATGGTTACGTCGATCTATACAGTGCGCCTATGCAAGTCGTTTTATCCAAATATCAGGAAAAACGACGATTATTTCCAAAAGTGGGCGCCTGTTCTTATGGGTTCTGAGGAGGAAAACGCAGAGACATTGCGTCCATACATGATCGAAACAAAAGCAAAGCTCGAAAAGCAAAATAAGAAATTTGGAACTGCGGCATTCTGTCCAATGGTTATAAAGTTTTTGCAGGAACAAGCCGCTCCTGACGGGCCGCCTGTCCTAATCGATTAATCTTATAAAACTGACTCTCGGAGAAACTATGTCTGACGCGACTGCAAAAGAATCCTTACCCGCTCTCGTCGATCGGGCAGGGCGTAGGCTTTTAGAGGCAAGATCAAGCGCAGAAGTGCTTGAAGCTAAAGCAATTGCTGAAGCAGCCTTGCATTATGCAAAAATAACAAAAGCAGCTAACGAAACTCACGCCGACTGCATCCGTATTATTTCGCGGGCTGAGATCCGGATGGCGAATGAGATTGATGCCGGCCAAGCGAATAAGCAGATCAAAGTTGCCGGTCATCCTAAGAATGTCCAAGATTCGGACAGCGCGGCGGTCTCATACGGAGATCTCGGTATATCAAGACAGCGTGTTCAAGAATGGCGTGAGGTCCGTGATGCCGGTGAAGAGATTGTCGATAGCGTGATCACTAAGGCTCTGTCTGAGGGCAGGGCGCCGACAAAGGGCGAGATTTTAAGAGCCGCTCAAGAGATCCGTAAAGAGAAAGCTGGCGATAAAGCTGTAAGGCGCGCTGAGAAAGAACAGCGTCTTGCTCAAAAGATCGTTTCGCTACCTGATCAAAAGTTTGGTGTGATCCTAGCTGATCCGCCTTGGAAGTTTGAAGTTCGTTCTTCATTAGGCATGGATCGTTCTGCGGATAATCATTATCCGACACAGAATGTCGAGGATATTTGCGAATTAGATATTCCATCTGTCGCGGCTGATGATTGCGTTTTATTTTTATGGGCGACCGTGCCGATGATGCCGGAAGCATTGGAAGTTATGTATGCGTGGGATTTTAATTACAAAAGCCAGTGCGTTTGGGTGAAAGATAAAATTGGAACTGGTTACTGGTTCCGCAATCAACATGAGATCTTATTGATAGGCACGAAGGGCAATGTCCCGGCGCCGGCGATGGGAACACAGTGGTCTTCAGTAGTTGAGGCTCCTGTTGGTGTGCATTCCGCCAAGCCTGAAAAGTTCTACGAATTAATCGAGACATATTACCCGAATCTTCCAAAGCTGGAGATGTATGCGCGGTCTCCGCGTGAAGGGTGGTCTGTAGCTGGCTATGAAGCTGATGGAGTTGATTATGAGTAAAGATAACGAGCCTACGATTATTAATATCGCGGAGCAGATTATAAAGTTGGAGAAGAATAAAGCCGCGATTGAAGAGACGATTAAGGATATCTATCACGAGGCAAAGTCTATTGGTTACGATCAAAAGATCCTGAAGCGCGCAATTAGATTTGTGACGATGGAGGAGAAGGATCGCAAGCGGTTCAAGATTGAGAACGATATGTTCGAAGTCTACGTCCAGCAAATGAATTTGCCGCTTTAATGTTTGATCCTCGCCCGCTCGTTCAGTGTGTCGTTTTACGTCTGCCGCCGCCTGTTTCGGTGAATGCAATGTATCGGACGTATGTGCGTGGCGGGCGCGTAGCATCAATAAAAAGTGAGCGTTACCGTGAATGGGTAGATTTCGCAGCATCGATGATTGCGGATCAGAATCCCGGTCGGATTGAAGGGCATTATGGCCTGACAATTAAAATGCCGAAGAAAAACCGGATCGATCTTTGCAATGCGGCGAAGTGCATCAATGACGCGGCTCAAGCTGCTGGAATTATAGAAAACGATCGTCTTTGCCGGCGGCTTCTTGTCGAGCCGGGAGTCGAAGATGAAACAGTATGTTTCTTTATCTCAACGAAGGGTGAGTAAATGTTAGCTACCGGTGGAGCGCGCCGCACCGCTCTTTACAAAATGTGTATGGTTCCTGTTTTAGCTGAGAGGCAAAGAGAGTTTTCAGAGCGCATTATGGCATTGCGCAAAAAAGAACCGGAGCCTGTTGAAGATTTTATATTCGGAGATCCGAAGGTCGAGGAATCCAAAAGGATGACGATCTCTCAATTGCGCGCAAAAATGATTTCGGATCGTCTTTTCTCTTACGATTTAAGATCTCCTCGATTTGCTATCATGCGCGCAAGCCGCAAGATGGTTGCCGCCTATTATGGTTTAGACGATGACGCGCTGATTAGTTTCATCAGAACACAGAGAAATGTCGTCGCCAGACAACTGTGTTTTTATTTAATCTACATGCACGAAGACAAAAGCACACCTGATATTGGCCGGATATTTAATGGCCGCGATCATACGACTATCCTGCATGGGATTAAAAAGAGTGCCTTGCGGTTTTATAGTTGTGAGCATGAATTTCGTGCTGCCTATGATTACTGTCGCGGCAATCTTTACGAGCGTGATGAATATTATTGGGCCGCGTGATGGCGGTATATTACAATGAGATTGATCCGGCGGCGGCGCATATTCTTCAAGCCCTGATTAAAAAGGGTGTGATTGCGGATGGTGTCGTCGATCGACGATCTATTTCGGAGGTTCAGCCAGATGAAATCCGTGAATTCAAGCAATGTCATTTCTTCGCCGGAGGAGGGTTGTGGTCCGTCGCTTTACGACTTGCCGGCTACGCAGACGATCGATCTATTTGGACAGGTAGTTGCCCTTGCCAACCCTTCTCAGTCGCGGGAAAGGGCGCCGGTAAAGACGATAAACGGCATTTATGGCCCGACTTCTTTCGACTCATCGAAGGCTGTAGGCCCGCTATCGTCATGGGTGAACAGGTTAGCGGATCGGCTGGCTATGATTGGTTCGATGGAGTCGCCTCTGATCTGGAACGAGGTGGTTACAAAGCAAGGGCGGTCGATATACCGGCTCTCGCCGTGGGCGCCGCGCATATCAGACAACGGCTCTATTGGATCGGCGTGGGCGACACCGTCAGCGCGCGATTGGAAAGACACTCCTGGAATGTCCCTGGACGGGATAAATCCGGACGGCTCGGAGAGATTAAGAGTGGATCAACTACCGCGCCAAGTAATTGCTGCGACATGGCCGACGCCAATCCAATCGGATGCGATGGGATCGGGAACTCGCAATGCGCCGGGATCGAAAGCTCATGCGGGCGTGAGTTTATCAGACATGGTGAAGACGGGATCGTCTACCGGCAGGGCAATTTGGCCAACACCGACAGTTCCGGGTGGCGGGAACACAGTGCCGGAAGGAACATCAATGACGGGCAAAATGCCGAATGGAAAAAAACGGCAAGTGACAACGAATTTAGTAGCGCATGGGATGACGCAGAATGGTTCACAGGATGCGACGGGAAAGCGCGGCGCGTTAAACCCGGAATTCGTCTTTTGGCTGATGGGATTCCCGGAAGAGTTCACTTACTGCGCCTTGGAGGCAATGCAATCGTTCCGCCTCTCGCGGCACAAGTCATCAAAGCAATGATGGAAAGTGAAGAGATTTTTTTTGTGGAGAGCGACTGCTAATGTAGAGAATCAACTGCAATTGTGGTTCAATAATTAGTTCAGGCGGGAGAGTCGTGAGGCTCGACTCTATCCCGCCCTAACAACGAAACGCTGCGAGGAAGCGCCGTGTCTGATTCAGAATATCCATTATCGACTCCCGAATTGCAAGCTGAACGACTGCCCAAGCAGTCGTCTTCACAAGTTACGCAAGATTTTCCCAGCGAGTTTTATGTCGCGGCATTGCGCTCAACGGTGATGGATCCATTGCGTCGGGAATTCATATCCGAATGCCTGAACCATGTTCAGCGTCTCGCCTTTATGGCGGATCGGGCGATCTGTATCGGCCAAGATCCTCTCTATGAAACACAAATAGAGATGATGCGGTCAGTGATGCGGGAGGCACTGAAAACCTATAAAGAAATGAAGGATGCTGAGTGATGTGGTTCGATCGTGACGACATACGTCCTTTGCGCGACTATCAAGCCGAAACAAAAAGCCGTCTTGATGAGCTTCTTTCACGCGGCGCCAAGCGGATAATGATCCAAGGTCCATGCGGTTTCGGCAAGACGCTAACAGCGGCTCATATAATCGCTGATTTTATCGAAAGAGGAAAACGGGTTTGCTTTGTGGCGCCACGTTTAACGCTGATCGATCAATCTATTGAGGCATTCGAGAAAGAGGGCTTTGGTCGGCATATCGGCGTTATCCAAGGCCAACATGCGATGACTAATTATGATGCGCTGCTTCAGGTCGCCTCTCTCCAGACGCTAACGCGCCGTCGGCTCCCACACATCGATGCGTTTATTGTCGATGAAGCACATATGACTAGTGATGCCTTTTTGACTTTGGTTGAGCAACACAAGGCTGTCCCTTTTATTGGGCTATCGGCTACGCCGTGGCGGGCCGGATTAGGGCGCACATATCAGGATTTGATTGTTGCTGAGACGACGCAGGGATTGATCGATAGAGGCTTTTTGGTGCCTTTTAAGATCTTTGCTCCGGCGCCGCCGTTGGATCTTTCTATGGTCAAGGTGCTTGGCACAGGTGACTATAATCAAGGTCAGCTAGCAGAGGTTGTAAATCAGAATGAGATCGTTGGCGATATTATCCGTCATTGGCTCAAGCTCGGTGAAGATCGTCCTACAATTTGTTTTTGCGTCAATCTTGAACATGCCAAGCATGTCCAGCAACGGTTTGTGGAAGCTGGCGTGAAGGCTGGCTATGTCGATTGCTACACAGACGATAACGATCGGCGCCAATTGATCGAAGATTTTCGCAAGGGCGATATCCGTGTCATCTGCAATGTCGGTGTTTTGACTACTGGATTCGATGCGCCCGAGGCGAGTTGCATGATCGATGCGGCTCCAACAAAGAGCCTGATCCTGCACGTTCAGAAGACCGGTCGCGTCCTGAGAACGGCGCCGGGAAAAGAGAATGCTCTGATTCTGGATCACGCCGGCAACACACTGTCTCTAGGAATAGTTTCCGAAATTAAGCGCACGGATATGTGCGACGGATCGCCTGATAGTCGCGCCAAGCGCAAAGACATGGAGAAGAAAGATCCGAAGCCTCGGATGTGTCCTGAGTGCAAGACGGTCTCGGCGCGTCATCTGGAAGAATGTCCTCAATGCGGGCATTTGTTCAAGAGGTTTACGACGATCGTGCATTCTGACGGCCAGCTAGTTGAGCGCGGTCAGCGCGTCTCTGGCAATGAGATTGTGATGGATCAGAAAGCTGCATTCTATGCTGAATTGCGCGCCTATGGACACCACAAGGGCTATAAGGATGGTTGGGCGGCTAACCAGTATAAGAACCGGTTTGGCGTGTGGCCTAATGATCCAAAGGTCAGATATGCGCCGCCAAGAGATCCGTCTTTAGAGACGATGAATTGGATCAAAAGCCAGCAAATAGCGTGGTCGCGCACTCAACTGCGTGGTTAGCGACTGCGCTTGTGGAATAACGTCCGACGGCGCTTGCATTCGGATTAATCGTGCGTCCTAAATAGAGAAGCCGGCAGGAACGCCAATTCCTACCGGCTTAAACAGAAACCACAAGGGTAATTGTGGTTGAATTAACACCACAAGGGCAGTTGTGGCAGCAATAAATATACATCTCCAGCAATCTCACGGCAACTCTGTAGTCTCCAAGACACATAGAGAAAGGGCCGTATTAGCTGATAAAAAGCATATGCGCGCCTTCTCATATTTGAATGGCGTTAAGAATATAATTGTCGAGCAATTAAAGATGGAGGATGGCGTCGATGTTGTTGGCGCCGTGGCTGCTTTTTGGGTGTGCCTAGATTTTGCTCCTGCTGGAAAATATTATTTCAAAAATAAACATAAGATTATTTCTCAGGCAATTTTTAATTGGGAAGTCGATTACAACGCTATCGAGCGTCATTTACGAGATTGCGGAATTAAGCCTGTCGAGTGCGATATAATGGACGGGCTAGAGATGGCTCGTGATTATGCCTTTTCGGCAAAGTCTATATCTCAGCTATGCGGGTTTACTGTAGCGGTTCAGGCGGCTTTAGACGCCTCTGGGATCAGCGTCCCGTTTAGCCCTTACAATATAGATCCTATCGTCAAGAAGGATCGTAAAAACACAAAGCGCAATGCCGCGCAAAGGAGTAGACGGCTTGCTGCTGGCGTTAAACCGCATTCTCAATCTGACGCCCGATTGAAGCCTTGGGAGGCTCTTGGGATCAGTCGTGCCACATATTATCGGCTCAAAAAGGACGGCACATTACCGTCCTGTGGCCGGCCCTGTCGTGAGACTAAAATGAAGCCCTGCATCTACCAATTAGAGGCTTCAAATTAGTCTCAATTTATCCAGCTCTGTCTGGGCATACGAAAAGGAGGTCAGCATGTTCCAGTATATCGGCAATAAGAAGGGTATGACGGTTCACTTATGGCTACCGGAGGTAGAGGACACGGCTTGCACACAATGGTCTTCAGGCGGGATCAGGGACAAGCACCATTATATCGCCTATCAGAGTGCTAGCAGGAAAAAGGTCTGCCACATGTGCAACCAGTTCACGCACAAGCTGGATGAGCGCATTGCCAAGCTGAAAGCCCGTCGCTCTCGCTCGGGTGTGGCGCCCGCAGAGCCTCTAAAGATCTTGATGCGAGAAGATTTGGAGCGGATGGGTTTTTTCCGGGAAATTTGAGGTGATAAGCCGGAAAGCGACTCAAAGTGAATTCCCTTCTGAGTCGTTTTGTGGTTGACTGCATTTGTCAATTCCAGTCGGGAATCGGTATGCAAGACGGGACCAGTAATCGCGCTGTTTCACCGGAGAGATCTGGTTGGCGGGATGAATCCATTAGTCAGCGCCATCGAGCATGGGGCTTTAACTGCCCATGCGTCGATATGGATTTTCTAGTTGTTGAATATAACTGCGGAAAGCCTGTTGCTCTGATCGAATACAAGCTGCATTCGGCTAGACCGGTTGATCCTCGGCATCCGACATATACTGCTTTGCGATATCTCGCTGACAAGCATAGTGATGGCGCCCTTCCATTTATGATTGCTCGCTATTGGCCTGATATTTGGGCCATGCGTGTTTTGCCTATGAATGATGCGGCGGCTCAGTGGTTTGCGCCGCGGGAGACGGTTAGCGAATTGGAATTTGTAAAGCGCCTGTATGAAATGCGGCGCCTGACGCTAGACCGCAATGTTATCTCGACACTGAATGATATTCTCCCGGCAAGCGAGGCTGCGTGATGTCTGATTTGATCCCTGTCGTTCGCTATTGGCCATTTACATTTTCGCAGAGAATTATCCGTTGGGATTATACGGCTGTCGATGGATCTATGGAGCCATTGGTTGCGTTGTTTTTTTATGACGCGCCGTCGAATAGCCTGGTCTATGCGGATTATGATGCGAAGGGCGTTTGGAAGGATAATTGGTATCTACGTTATATTCCCGGATTTGGTGTTGCCGAATGGATGGACACATATCCTGGTAAGAGCGTTACTCTTTCGCCTCCCATTGGGTGGGGCGATATGGTCCGTATAGGTGATACCTATACAAACCATCCCGCCTTCGACACGTTTCGTTGTTCGCCGCCACAGATCGGTTCCGGCGATCAGATCGTCACTTTTGAGGCTTTACATCCGACATGGTCGAATGATGCTGGCAAGGTTTGGGAAGACGTTCTTCAAATTTCCTACATGCAGAGATGGAGCGGCGGCAAGTGGAGCGGTGCGCGCTATTGGCTAGCTGCCGGCTTAGGTCCGTGCGCAGTTCAATGGCAAGCAGAAGGTGACAATGGAGAGATTGTTACTGTTGCTAGGATGGATGGCGAAATAACGATTTACAACGATGAAGCGAAGGTGGCGTGATGATCGGTGAGATACGCATGTTTCCGTATGCTAGGACGCCTGAAGGCCACATCCCATGTGATGGGCGTGAGCTAGAGGTCAAGAAGTTTCCTGCCTTATTCAATCTGATCGGTAATGAGTTTGGCGGTGATGGCTCTAGTCATTTCTGTGTTCCTAAAATGCTGAATGAGTTTCCCGGCCTGTATTTCTTTATTCACGCCTATGATGACGACTATCCAGTATTCGAGTGATGGATGTTGATATGACGGCACTATGGGCTGCGGTCGTTATGATTTGCGTGAGTAGTGGCGCGAGTGCTGTCACTACCTACATCCCGTTTTATGATTTGATGGCGTGTGAATCTGCTCGTCGTGATCTAAAACTGAGGATGCCTTCGATAGAGAGTAACTGCGTCCCTACAATAACCGGGAACGCGAGTAGACATAATGTTCAATGACGATGATCTCAAGCAGATGGCGTTTATCTCTATTATGTGGGTTGTCGCTGCGTTTGTAAGTTTTGTGATCGTTATATGGCTGGTGCTGCAATGACTGAATCATTTGAGCAATATGATGTTTCGATAGAGCGAAAGAATAATACAGAATTCACGATTACATCGTTCGACATGCCGGAAGATGCTTTTGGAAAGCGAATGGTGGCTTTATTGTTTATGCGTATTGCTGAAGAATTAGATCCGGGTCTTTTTAACAAAGGAGAGAGTCAGGATGATTGATTGGCTTATTAATCTTATTAAAAGCTGGCTAGGACATCAGCTCCTGGCTGATGAAGAGGAATCAGAGCGCAAGCGTGATGAAGAAATTCGTCGTAAACAAAAGGAAATAATTGATGCTGAATACACGACAGATCAAACTGCTGACGATCTTGATAGCGGTAATTTCTAGTGCTGGTTGCAATGACAGTGTGGGCGATCGTGGCGTGGGCTGTCCTCCGCTCGCGTCCTATAGCGTTGCCGAACAGAAAGAGGCGGCGGCTGAGATCAGACGAAACCCGAACGGGCAATTAGCCAAAATGGTTAGGGACTACGGAAAGTTTAGGAAGGCTTGTCGTCTATGAAGGATAAGCGATGTCGCTGGTCTCCAGAAGATGATGAATTGATATTGGAGTGCTTATCTCAGGGCATGAGCTACACTGTGATCGCCGTGCTGCTAGGCGTCACGCGCAGCATGATTGGCGGCAGGGTTTATAGGATTAAGAGGAAAGGAAAGAAATGAGGAATATATCTTCGCTTACATCTATGGTTTTTACGGGTAAGGATTACGGATATTTGATTGCTGTCTGTGAAGACGGGACAGTTTGGTCTCGTGTATTTCCGGAGGCTCGTGGCGAAAGCTGGAAACAGATTGAAAGCATATCTGATGCTGGAAGTAGAGTTATGGAGCCACAGGTTTTTGACCGTGCCTCCTGAAGCAGTCGATCCGACATTAGCCTACGTCGATTTTTTAATTGGCGTAGGAATTGGGATATTGATCTCGGTTTCATTCATTTTTTGGAGTGATTGGCGCCGTTGAAATTATTTTGATTTTTTATTCAAATATCGTTGACTCCATATGCAGTCTATGAGAATGTTTCATTATTCGAAGGGCAATCTCGTCCACGGAGTTTCACATGCAAGGTCTCTCTCTTAAAAATCTTAAAGTTCATCATGGGTTGTCTGAAGAGACAACTTGTTATGAGGCTTCTTTATATTTGAATGGCAAGTTGGTTGCGTTTCTTTGCAACAATGGTCAGGGCGCACCTGATAGGCAACAATTCAAAGACCGCGCTATTGAGAAGCAGATTGAAGATTGGTTCAAATCACAGCCTGAAAAAGTGTCTCGTGATGGCTCTTTCTCATACCCATATAATCTAGAGACATGGGTTGGTGAGCAAATTGAGCGTAGTCTTACTGTTAAAGATTACCGCAAAAAATCCAAGAAAATGATTTCAGCTATTAGCGCGGATGGAAAATTTCTTCGCTGGCCAAAGATACCTGTTTCTAATTTAGAACTACACCGCAAATCTCTTTTAGAAAAATATCCCGGCGTGATTTTCATTCAAGATTTAAGTGATGATCAATTGTATGCGGCTCTTATAAAGCATGTGGAGGATTGATATGTCAGCTATGAAATTTCTTTGGGAACAATGGTGCGAAAGGGCTGAGTATGAGCTTGGCGCCCGCATGTTATCTGGTTCAAGAGAAGAAGAGCTTGCGGTGGAATATTTTAGCGATGGCAAGGAGCCTTGGGATTTTGCTAATGCGCTGGAAGATATGTGGCTCGCAAGTCAGCAACTTTATTAGAGGTTCGGGAAGAACACACTGAGGGATCGGCGGCAGTCCAAGAACAGCAAGTTGAAGGGTTCCCGAATATTATTAGTGTTCCATACTCAGCACTAATAGTGAAAACGCCCTGAAACAGCCGCCAGCTATTTACGAGGTCATTGAAGGGCAATTATGCCTACAATGGAGGGAAGCTATGTTATCGATTGAATACTCTTCAAAGAATGTTGGATGGCTCAAATGGATCGACGCTGTCGAGAAATTTGTTGGCCATAGCATGGATGGCGACCAAAAGACTGATGGCTATTCACTGGATCTAGCCCATCTTGCTTATTCTACAGGCGCCACTGTTTTATCGTATGCCTATCATGTTGAAGGCCGCAAGAAGGCTTTACTGAAGGCAAGCAATAGCTAATAGGTATTTACTATGCGTTGGGCGGGATTAATAGTCTCGCCCTTGCTATTTGCATGACTACATTTGTCCATAAAAGGGACATTAGGTTTGTCAATAGTCTTGGGAATATTTATTTTTAACCGATTGCAATGGTAGCATATCGAATGCTTTTAGGTCATAATCACTGGACGGAAAGTGAGCAACTAATGGGCGGCGTTTTGAATTGCGCCGCCTCTTTTTTTAGGAGAGTGAGCATTTCCAGCGACGGCATGTCGGACCTAGAGCGTCAGCGCAGATCTAATATATTTAAGAAGGTCCGAATTGGCCTTGGCTTATCGCATGTCGCCTTTGCTAAATTGGTAGAGGTTGATTCTCGCGTTGTTCGTCGATGGGAGAATGTAGAGCGTGATATACCCGGACCTGTATGGCTAATAGTTGAATTGCTCTGTGAATTGCCAGAGGTCAGGGAATATTTAGATCTCGAATTAGATCCTGAATGGGTAAATCTCGACATAAGCAAGAAGGCATGAATTAACAGGTTAGACAGCCTGAAGGTTTCTTTTGCTTTTAACGACTGCTATTGTATGATATATCATTGAATACAATGATATAGCTAAGATCGGGCTGATTGTGGCTTCAAAAAAGACAGGCAATCCGGTTGGTCGTCCTTCTAGCTACTCTGAAGAGCTAGCAGAAGAGCTATGCCGTCGTGTCATGTCAGGTCGCAATTTAATATCAGTGCTTGATGATGAGGACATGCCGTCTACGCATTCTGTATGGCGGTGGATGAGTAGTCGTCCAGATTTTGCGTTACGAATCATAACAGCAAGAGAGATCCTTGGTGAGCGTTATGCTGAGAAGGTTTTGTCTGCTGCTGAAGGCTTATCGGACAAGGAAGATGTTCCTGTCGTAACTGCCAAGATGCGGGCATGGATGTGGGCTGCGTCAAAGTATGCTCCCAAGATTTATTCAGAGCGCATAGCAGGTGCATTGGCGGCGCAGTTGAATGTTCAGATTAACAACGACAATCGATCGGTTAATCTTTCTCATATGACGATTGATGAGAAGGCTGAATTGCGCCGGCTATTAGAGAAGGCGAAGTCGCCTATCGGGCTGGTGGAGGGTGACTAGGATTAAGAAGGATAGCAACTGCTTTCTTCTTTATAAGGAGATCGTGCTTTTGATTGAGGCTTCTGGTGTCGAAGGTGAAGACATTATTGATGCTCTAGTGAGTGCGATCAGTAAGACGATTGTCTATGACGCTCCTGATCGTCAGACGGCATTCGAATGGAACGATATGGTTGGTTACATGTTGGATTCGGTGATTGCTAATTCAGATGCGGATGGATCTGCAAGCTGGTCTAGGTCGAGGTATCACTAATGGATAGTGGTTATTACCGGTTTATCTTTAAGACCGTCGGTGAGCCATTAGAGATGGTTAGACAGGCAAGGGAGGCATATTTGACAGGCAAGCTAGGACAGGGTCGGACTGGTCTACATGAGGATGGATCGGTCGCATATGATGAGATTGATCCTGAAGATAAGGTTAGGTTGTTTCTGCAAAGGGATATGCCTGAAGTCTCATATGAGGCTTTTGAGAAAATATGGGTGGAGAATGAATCTCTGCGGGATCGGATTGTTCATGCGCAACGGGCCTATGATCAGGAGCATGACGCGGCGGTAAAGAATTACCGGCTTTATACGGTTGCGGTCAGGGCTAACAAGGATGTGATGAATACCGCCGATGCGAAGGTTTCCGCGGCTGAGTTTCTAGCGAAAAAGGCGGAAGAGGCTAGCACAGCAAGGCTGAAGCAGTTGCAAGACCATCGTGAGAGGTCTGAAAAGAAGATTGCCAAGATGCAGGATGAGTTGAAAGCCGCCAAGCTAAAGATCAAGGAATTGCAGAAGTCTGTCACGGCCATGAAGAAGGCGAAGGGCAAATGAGTGACGCGAGTGTTCCACATTGCGATGAGTGCGAATTGCCGGAGTATGCCTGTATTTGTGAGGATGAGATATTTCATGTTCAGTTATCTGAAGGGTTGATGGCGCATGGTCCTTTAACGCCAAGTAAGGATGCGTTGCTGATGTTTATAGGTTGTCAGCAAGAGGTGATTGCCGAGTTGAAGGCTGAGAATGCCAAGTTACAGGCGCGTCTGAAGGAATTGGCGGAGGGCGAATGACTGAGGGCGATATTGAACGGCTGTGCATGATGCTGGATGACAAGGAGCGACAGCTAGAGGTGATGAAGTCAGCGTGTGACCGATATGCCAAGGAGCGGTCTGATTTGGTTGAATGCCTAAACTATTTTGTGTCTGACAAGTATCAGATGCCGCTAGCGAGGGCGATCCAGCGCGCCAAGGCTGTTCTGGAAGGGAAGGGCCTATGACTGAATTATCCCTGCTTGAAAAACTACGCCTAGCCCATGTCACAACCGGGCAGAGGATGCTCGGTGAGGCGGCTGAACGGATTGAGGCGTTAGAGGCAGCGTTAAAGCCGTTTGCTGAACTAGGCGATAAATTCTCTGACAGCGAAGTGTTGGAACACATACGCCAAGCCAGCAAGGCATTAGGAGAGAAGCAGTGACATATGTCCTCATGCTGTGTGTATTCATGTCGTCGAGCGGTGAAAGCTGTGATGATGTCGGCCAGTATAAGACGATGGAGGCGTGTCAGGCTGAAGCCGCCAAGCACTCGTCTACTGGATTTGAGAAGTATCGCTGTGAGGTAAGAAGCGCCAGAAGCGGGCGCCGGTGAGTAGGTGAGATGTTTGAAGAGGCTGAACAGGATCAACTGATAGGTCAGCTAATCCGGGATGTCGGTGAGCCTAGCTACATCGAGGAGGTCCGGGAAGAGTGCGCGAATAGCCTGTATGCCTTTATCGAACATTGCTGGCCTATCTGTGAGCCAAGTATGCCCTTTGCCGGCAACTGGCACATTCGGTTCATCTGTGAGCATTTGGAAGCGATTACGAATGGTGTCCAGTATGAGGATGGGTCGTATTACAACCGTCTACTGGTGAACATTCCTCCGGGCTGTATGAAGAGCCTATTGGTGAATGTGTTCTGGCCTCTATGGGAATGGGGCCCGAAGAATATGGCGCATCTTCGATATATCTGCGCCTCGCACTCTCAGGACATTGCGATCCGCGACGGTCTTCGTATGCGCAGGGTCGTGGAGAGTAAGTGGTATCAGAAGCTCTGGCCTAATGTTCGGTTGACTAGTGATCAAAACCAAAAGACGCGGTTTGAGAACACGGCTAGTGGTTGGCGTATGGCTGCGGCGGCTGGATCAATTACGGGCCATCGTGCGGATAGGATCGTTATAGATGATCCGATTTCGATGAAGGATTCGATGTCTGCTCAGATTAAAGAGACGACGAATACATGGCTGAGTGAGGCTGTTCCTACTCGTCTGTCTAGCCCTGAGAAGTCAGCCATACTTATGATCATGCAACGCCTCTCGGAGGACGATCCATCAGGCTATGTGTTGGACAATTGGGCCGATGATTGGGATCATATCTGCTTGCCGATGAGATATGAGAGCGCAAGGTCGTTTCCGACTAAGCTAGGTTATGAAGATCCTAGAACGGAAGAGGGCCAGCTATTATTCCCGGATCGTTTTCCGCCTGACGTTGTAGACCGCGATGAGAAGGCTATGGGTGTTTGGGCTACTGCTGGTCAGCATCAGCAAGCACCGAGTCCTCGCGGTGGCGGTATTTTGCCACGATCGGCATGGCAACTATGGGAGACGGATAACTATCCTAACTTCGACTATGTGGTGGCTACTCTAGATACGGCGTTTACGACTAAGGAGGAGAATGATCCTTCTGCGATGTGCATCTTTGGTGTGTGGTCTGGCGCCGATGATGTAGCGCGGATCGGGCGCAACATTGCTAGCCGTGAGGATTCGGAAGCGATCGTAGCGCGACAGATGCAGGATGGTCATCCCAAGGTCATGCTGATGTATGCCTGGAACGAGCGCCTGGAATTCCATGATTTGGTGGAGCGAGTTAGAGAGGCTTGCGTTCGGTATCAGGTCGATAATCTGATTATTGAGAACAAGGCTGCTGGCATATCGGTGGCGCAAGAGTTGCGGCGTGTTTATGGGTCTGCCGGTTTTGGTGTTCAGCTAGTCGATCCGAAGAATGCGGATAAGGTTTCGAGGCTTTATGCGATCCAGCATTTATTCATGGATGGTTTGGTTTATGCGCCGGACAAGACATGGTCTGAACAAGTGATCCATCAATGTTCTGTGTTCCCGAAAAGCAAGCATGACGACTTGGTTGACTGCGTGTCGATGGGCATGAGCCATTTGCGTAAGACGGGCGCCTTGTTGCGTGGTCGTGAATATACTGAGCAACTCAGTGATTCTATTCTGCATAGAGGTGCGCCGCCGACGCCATTATATCAGTGCTAGACTAGATTTATCCTACGACTGCCATTATAGTCATACATCCGCAGTCGATAGGGTCGCGCACCATTATGCCTATTGTTCCGGGCGTTTCGCCTTCAATTCGTAATCTAGGCTTGGGTGCCGTTCCTGATTCAGTGGTTCCTGAAGTGGAGCCACAAGAGCCTGAAGTTATCCTTGGCGATATCGAGGCTAATCCTCTTTTGAAGGTTGAGAACGAAGACGGATCGATCACGATCTCTTTGGATGGCAAGCCTGTTGTTCCGGACGATGATGATGCTTCGAGCGCGAAGGAGTGGTTTCGCAATCTCGTTGAAGACATAGATCAGATGGAGCTATCTCGCATAGCGAATGAATTGCTTGATGGCATACAGGATGATCTGGATAGTCGGATTGATTGGGTTGAGGACCGTGCGCATGGGATGCGTCTGCTTGGTCTGAAGATTGAAGGTGGCTCGGTTTCTTCATCTGGTGACGGTGCGCCGGTTGAGGGCATGTCTAGGGTTCGTCATCCATTACTGCTTGAGGCGGTATTGCGGTTTCAGGCGAATGCTTCTGCTGAATTGCTTCCTACTGATGGGCCTGTGAAGGTTAAGGTAGTCACAAGCGGCTCTATGATTGAGGCCGATGAGATGGCCAATAACCTAGAGGCGGATCTTAATTACTATCTGACGATCCGGGCGCCTGAATATTATCCTGACACCGATCGCATGTTGAACATGCTTGGGTTTGGCGGGACATGTTTCAAGAAGGTTTATTTCTGTCCATTGCGTGGTCGTCCTGTATCAGAGTCGGTCGATGCAGAAGACCTGATAGTGAACAATGCTGCTACGACGCTGGAGGATGCTCGGCGTGTAACGCATCGTGTGAGTATGCGCCCATCTACGGTGCGCCGGATGCAGATCCTTGGTGTTTACCGGGATGTAGATCTTCTAACGCCAAAGCCGGCTGATAATGACGCTGTGAAGCAAGAGAAGGCTGAACAGCAAGGTGTGTCTCTTGATTCTATGAATCCTGACGATCGTGATCGTGAGATCTACGAATGCTATTGCGAATTAGATATCAAAGAATTCGAGCATAAGCACAAGGGCAAGCTCTCTGGGTTAGAGATCCCGTATCGTGTGACGATTGATGTTTCCTCTCGTGAGATCTTGTCGATAACGCGGAACTACGATGAGCCTACCGGAGAAGAGGGAGATATTCTCCCACGAGCGCGCAAGAATTTTGTCAAATATAGTTTTGTTCCCGGCATGGGTTTTTACGATATCGGTTTATTGCATATTCTGGGCAATACGACGCAAGCGGTCACGGCGATGTGGCGTGAGATGCTGGACGCTGGCATGTTTGCAAACTTTCCGGGTGCGCTTATCGCTGATACTGGCGCCCGCCAACAAACGAATATCTTTCGCGTTCCTCCCGGTGGTGCGGCTGTTGTTAAGACCGGTGGTTTGCCGATTAATCAGGCGGTGATGCCGCTTCCATATAAGGAGCCTGGTCCGGCTAGTTTTAATCTTGTTCAGTCGATGGTTGAGACGGGCCAGAGATTAGGTGGCACGGCTGAGTTGCAAGTTGGTGAGGGTCGTCAAGATGCGCCGGTAGGAACGACGCTAGCGATGATTGATCAAGCCACGAAGGTTATGAATAGCGTTCACAAGCGGTTGCATAGGGCGCAAGCGGAAGAGTTTAGACTTCTAGTTCGGACGTTCCGTGAGCATCCCGATAGTTTCCTGCGAGACAAGTCTATTGCTGGTCGCTGGACAGAGAAGCTGTTTATTGAGGCTCTCAATCAATATGACCTGACGCCACAGGCTGATCCTAACACGGCCAGTCAGATGCAACGGCAGATGAAGGTCGATGTTCTTAAATCGATGCAGCAAGCTAATCCATCTTTGTATGATGCGGCTGCTGTAGATATTGCGGCGTTACGATCGATCGGGTGGAGCAATCCAGAGCAGTTTATGGTCTCGCCAGATAAGCGTGACTCGATGCCGCCTGACATGCAGATGCAAGTTGAGGCTGTCAAAGCTCAGAGCAAGGCTGCTGACGCTAAGATGATTGACAGTCAGACGAAGGCTAATCTTGCGAAGGCTCAGATTGGCAAGATCCAGCATGAGATCCAGACGGGTGGTGAGGGCGCCAACCCTGCTGATCCGATGGCTGGCATGGAGATGCAATTAAAGAAGCAAGAGATCGATGCGAAGTCACAAGAGGCTTTGCTTGATGCGATCAATCGTCAGAGGGATCGTGAATCGCGTGAGCGCCTAGCTGCGGTGAGGCTGGCTGAGAACACGGCGAAGAATCCAATGGGTGCGGGTGTGATCGATAAGATGGTTGATCCCGGACTGATGGATCGTTTGCAGAACAATGAAAAGCCTGTGCCGGGAACAGAAGGTGCATACTGATGAGTGATGATTTACGCCGCCGCCAAGGAGCTAGTCCATCTGCTGATTTAGGATCAGTAACGCCTCGACATGCTCCTGTGTTGAATACTCCTGCTGCTAGGCAAGGCCGCGGATTGTCGTTTGGCGAGTGGATGTATCGCAAGGGCCTTCTTAATCCTAATGATTATGCCCTAGCTCGCGGTGGTAGCGCGAATGATCGCGGCCATTTTGATGGCGGTGGTGCGGCTGCAACTGTTCTCCCGCCGGGAGCTAATCCGGCTGAAGGTTGGATGCCCTATGATGGGCCTGTAGTTAATCAAGCCGCGGGTATGCCTGGTGCTATGCCTGGTGCTATGCCTAGCGCCAATTCCGTTCCTAACAACGGATCTAGCATAGCCAATGTGTCTACGCCTCCTAATTGGGCTGACACATATGTTGGTGATCTTTATCAGACACTATTAGGCCGGCAAGCTGATCAGGGCGGTTTGGATTATTGGTCTGATCAATTAGATGATGGATTAATTCAAAGACAAGATCTTGTCCCGCATTTTCTGAATTCTGCTGAATATCAGAATTTATATAAAACCAATCCTAATGAAGCAATTAAAGACTTATACGCCACTACCTTGGATCGTGATCCGGATCAGGGCGGCTTAGATTATTGGACAGCTCGTGCCAAAGAAGGCATGACCTCTGACCAGATGTTAAGCCAATTTAGACTTGCTGATGAATATAAAAACGCAAATAAAATTACGGATGCTTTTTTAAGGTATGGGAATCAATATCCTACTGATAGCCAGATGGCGGCGGCTCAAGAGCAGCTAAGGCTTGGCAAGGATATAGATCAATACATTGTCGATTTGCCAGAAACCCAAAGGTTTTATTTTGATAGTGCATATAGAAATGCTTTGGGAAGAGGCGTTGATGATTCTGGCTATAATTATTGGTCAAATGCGCTTCAAAACGGTGATGTAACGCCTGATCAATTTTTAGATACTCTTTACAATACGCAAGAGGCTAAGGATTATTATAATAGCAATATTATTAAGGATGCTTTCCATAGTTATTTAGGCAGGGCGCCGACTAGCCAAGAAAACAGCGATTTTCTAAATAGAGTAAATACTTATGCGAGTCAGAACCAAAATAACTATGATACAGCGTATGATAGAATTGAAGCTGAATTAGCTAATTGGCCTAATGCTAGGAGTTACTCGCAATCGAATGCTGCTCCGTATCAAGTTGCTTCTGCGGCTACTATGTCGGATGCAGAACAGCCTACGTTAAAAACGGCGCATGATTTTTCTCACCAAAATCTTTGGGAAGTTAATAGTTTTGGGAGTGATGCTGAAAAAATTGGCGCTTTAGTTCAGCAAGAAGGCGGTAGGTTTGTTGATCAGATTCTTGATCCAAACACATCGAACGATGTCAAGTTCCAAGCGATGCGTGAGATTGAGGGCATTGCTAACGTGGTGATGAACCGCGCTGCTGTTGGCTATAAAAACAACAACACTGGTGGTTGGTTTACGACAAGAGGATATGATCCTAAGAGCATTGTTTCTCAGATTTTAGCGCCCTATGCCTTCTCTGCAATGAACAGCGCAGCAAGGGATAAGAAGACTGGCCTCCCGTTAGCCAAAGCAGGCTATGAAGCAATACAAAGATACAAGGATCTTAAAGATACGGCGGGCTATAAGCCGATTATGGACGTATTGAAGGAGATTGTCGCCAACAAGCGCGTTGATCTTACTGATGGCAGCACTGATTACAAAGCAAATTATATTCACCCTTATTGGGCAAAACACGGCCCATTGAAATTAATAACTGATCTTGGTGGGCCGCCAAAGCCTAAGCAATCTTACCATCAGTTTTACGGAACACCAAAGTTAAGAGAGCAAGCGAAGAAGGCTAGAGGCTTTACGTTTGAGGTTGGTGTTGATCCCGGCGGCGGAGCTACTCCTCCTAGTAGCGGTGGCAGCGGTGGAACTGGTGGCGGATATCCACCACCACCACCACCGGGCGGTGGACCACCATCCGGAGGAGGATTTGAAGGCGTCGGTGGCGTCGGAGGCAACGGTGGCGTCGGTGGTAACGGTGGCGCTGGTGGCGATGCAGGAGGCGTCGGAGGCAACACAGGTGGTCATACAGGTGGCCACACAGGCGGACATACAGGTGGTCATACAGGTGGTCACACAGGTGGTCATGGTGGCGATGTTCATGGTGGCCACACTGGTGGCGCTGGTGGCATAAGTTTTGGCCCGGAAAGCATGGGCGGTGGACATCATGCAAGCGGTCACGGCGCTGTTGATCCGTATTTTGGTCATGCCGGTAGCTCTGTCTACGATCCTCATAAAAACGGAATTGTTGCATCAGCAGATTGGGAATATGATTACGCAAGAAAACGCGGCGGTCGTATTAACAAAGACCACGGCGGCTCTGTTGACGACGCATTGAGGCGAATGGGTTTTAATGCGGGCGGCTCCGGCCCGGATGAAGACGAACTGGAGCGCAAGGCACATCAATCTCTTTGGGAGCAAACCAAAGAGGCAACTCATAATGCGTATGTGAATACGATCCCGTCGAATGTCCGCCTGCTTGGCGAGACGATGATGGGTGTTGATACGCCTATAACAGAGCGTGATTTCCCGGCTAGCGATTTAGACGCGATGCGCGCCCAATTATCTACGTCTAAGAGAATGGCGGAAGACCGAGAGAACAATCTTCGTGAAATAGCGAAGATATCTCCGCAAGAATATGCGCGCACAGACCAAGCAAAGGGTAAGCTGACATTTGATAACCAAGGCAATCCGAAAATTAGTCAGGAAAGCTACGAAGACTTTATGGGTGGCGTTAGGAAGAGGCTGGATTCTTTTGATGCTACACGAGGGAAGACGACTGTAGGTGGCTATCGAGATCATGCTGGTTTGGACAATTACGGGTGGAAGCAAGCTATTGATCGATCGATATATGATCCGGATTTTCGGGTAGCGACGACGCTAGGTCGTTATCAGGCGCAAGATACGCCAAACGGCCCTGTGATCCGAGATGATTACAATTTCGATAAGTGGAACACTGAGAATTCCGAAAAGGTTGACGCCTCTACGCTAAGAGATACGCCGATACATTTCGTTGATTATTTGATGCGGAAATATGCCGGCAATCGTCATCGTCCGGTTAATATTAATCTCCAGCATTATGATCAGGGCGGGCGCGTTGGATTTGCGGAAGGCGGATCGGATGAAGACCGTGATCGTATGCGTCATTGGTCCGACTCGCAGAGGGCGCATGAGTTTGTTCAGCAACAATTGAACAGCGGTGAGAAGCAATTACCGCAATATGATCCGGAGGGTGGCAAGAAGACGGCTGTTGATGCGGCGCTGACGGGCTACGGCATGACCAATGCGGGTGGCGTTCAGGATGCTATTGGCGCAATGCCTGATGGCAACGGCGGGTTTAATCCGTCGTTGTATCGGAATATCCGTGAGGGCAATTACTTAGACGCTGGCTTGCAAGCGATGGGCGCCGTTGTTCCGGGCTTTGGTGGCGCTGTTGCAAAGGCTGGTCGCCTAGCTAATAAGGGCGCGAAGGCTGCAAAGGCTGTTGAGACTGCGTCTACGGCTGCAAAGACTGCTGAGAATGTCTCTGATGCTGGCAATGCGGTTGAGAAGGCTGAAAGCAAGTTATGGAAGCCATCTGCGCCTCGTATTATTCGTCCTGGCGAAGAAGGAACACCGACTGTTGGCGATATCCTCGCTAAGAACGGTTACACCGATATTCCGACAGACAAGAAATATGTGTATTGGCTTGATGCGCTGAATGAGCCGGCAAGCAAACAGACGCAAGCTAATCTGCTTCTAGAATTCAAAGATTCTCTAAAGCACCATTTGTCTTTGCCGGATGGAATGCGTCGTCAGAACACTAGAGATGCGATGGAGGCTGCGGTTCCTTATCTTGGTGAAACATCTAAGGGCGTTCCGCATGATTTAATCACACAGAATTTGAAGCAGGGTAAGGCTGCTGCTGCTCTTGGCATTACGAATAATTACGGCAATCCGGTTGATACATGGGGCCTATCATTGTCTCCAGCGTTGAATTGGGAAGCTCTTCGCCTTTGCGGCAATGACGCTATTTGCCGTGCGCTTTGCCTTGGCAAGAAGTCAGGTGGTTATGCGCTGGAAGGCGCCATGAATGATGAGTATCAGATCAATTTGCCTCGTGCGAATTCATTAGGCCGGACGATCTTTATGATGCAGAGGCCGCGTGAGTTTGCTGTTCGCATGGCTGATGAGATACAAGCACTAAAGGGTGAGACGGCTAAGAACGGCATGGATCTCGCCCTGCGGTTAAACACGTTATCGGATTTGCATCCGACAACATGGTCGCCGTTCCGTGATGCCTTCCCATATGAAGATTTCTATGACTACACAAAGCATAATGTGAATGCGATGGGTCCAAACCATCATTTGACGTATTCGTCTACGGGACATTCGCAAGATGGTTTGATTAATCCTTATTCTAATTTCACAAAGATGATCGATCGGCTGAATGGTGGCGATAACGTCGCCATCGTGATGAATCAGAAGCATGATAAGCCGAAGCTGCTTGAATATCTTGATAGGCAGTATGAGATCCGCGACGGTGACGCGCACGATTATAGGCCGCATGATAAGCAGCCAAAGGGCAAGCAAGGTGTTATTCTTGCGCTTGGTAAGAAAGAGCAAGGTAAGGGCGCCACGGCTGAAGCTGCTCGTGAGCGTTCCGAAGGTTTCTATTTTGATTTCTGGCCTAAGAAGGATGGCGAGAAGATCACTATTCCTGATCAGCGCGCCTATGCGGAAGCTGAGAAAGCGGAGCGCATACGTCGCAGCAAGAAGAAGGGCGGCGGTGGCTTAGAGGTCGATCACGATATCTGGCGCAGTCAGTATCATAATCACCACCATTTCGAGGACGCGCCTCCGGGTAAGAGAAAGATCCCGGATTGGTGGTCTAATCAGGAATCCAAGCGGAAAGCTGGATAGCGGGACGCCGCTTAATCTCTGGAGAGAAAAACTATGTCTGTAACGACTGCAAAAGCATCTCAGGCTGCTGCCAAAGCGAAAGCGCATCGGCTCTGTGGGATGAGCAATACTGAAAAGCCTTTTTATCCTGCTGGTGAGAAGGCAAATGATAAGACGGGTATGCGCCCGATTTCAAAGCAGGGTCTTAAATCTGGCGGCAAGGTAATTGGTGGCAAGATCACTGGCCCGAAAGCTGCGGCTCGTGCTGATCGTGTTGCGCGCAAGTCTGGTGGTCGCATTGGTAAAGAGCTTGCCAATATGGATCTTAAAGCTGCGAACAAAGCGCGCAAGGGTGGTGATGATCACGAAGGTGGTTTGAAGCGCGGTGGATCTGCAAAGCCTAAGAAGGCAATGGGTGGTCCTAGCGGTCGTTTGTCTGAACAGGTTGGCAAAGATCCTATCGCAGAGATGAAGAATGTTCAGCAATACCAGGCTGACAAATCACTGGATGCTGGTGGTGTCTCTGGCCTGTATGCGGGTTCCATGCGCAAGCGTGGTGGCAAGGTTGGCAAGCCTACGCAGAAAGATAAGGCGTGGAGCAAGTATAAGGCTGACGCCAAGGAGGCTGGCATTTCTGAGAAGGATGCAGAAGGCTCAAAGAGCAAGTTCAAGCCGGCTGTTAAAAAGACATCCATGAAAGAAGACAAGCCTTTCATGTCGAGATCTTTAAAGACAAAGCCTATCGAGGAGAAGAAGAAATTCGCTCCTATGGAAGAGGTTGAGGCTGAATATGATGAGCCAGATCACGATGAGATGGACGATGAAAGCGAGATGCCATTAAAGAAAGGCGGTCGCGTTAAGAAGTGGTCTGGTGGTGGTTTCTCTTCTGGTGAGAAAAAGACGAAGAAGAAGAAAGCCTCTACGGGCAAGAAGAACATCACGAACATTATCATTGCTGGCAATCCTAATGCTACGCCGGCTGCTGGTGCTGGTGCGGCTGTTCCTCCGATTGCTCCCGGCCCGCGTGTTCCTCCTCCTGTAATGCCAATGGGTGGTGATGGTCCTAATCCTCCTCCTCCTGGCGGTGAGCAGCCAATGCCTCCGTTGGGTGCGCTTGCTGCTAATCCAATGATGCCACCACAAGTTGGTATGCCTCCGGAAATGCCGCGGCAGATGGCGAACAAGGGCGGTCGCATTGGATCTTATGCTTCGATGAAGGCTGGCGCTGGTTCTGGTCTTGGTCGTTTGAAGAAGGCTGGTCTTAGCCTGTCGAAATAATAGATCGGCGGGGTGGTTTAGGCTGTCCCGCCATTACTAAAGGCCGGTGAGATGATTGTTACGCAATACAATGTGTATGTGCAGGAGCTTGAACTGCTCATTACTGCGGAAATAGACCGATTAAAGGATGAAATGTCATCTGGTCTGTTAAAAACCTATGAAGATTACCGGAGCTATTCTGGAAAAATCCAAGGTTTGCGCGCATGTTTAGAATTCATGGAGGATGCTTCGTCCTCTGTGCAGCGCAAATTGTCCTAATTCGAGATTTTTGCGTCTTTTGCGACTGCATATGCGGTCGATATCGCTAACTTAAATCCGGTGGTGAATTATGCCTTACATGAAAGTGCATCACGAGGTCGATCCAAAGCAGAAAATCTTGGATGATCTTGGTGATATTAACGGCAAAATCCGTCTTACGAACAATCTTGTGGCTGTTGTGGTGTATCAGCGGCCAAATATGACGATGCTTGGCGGTGTAGAGTTCGAATTGCCATCTTCTGTGGTTGATGAAGATCGTTTTCAGTCCAAAGTTGGGTTGATCGTGGCAATGGGACCGAATGCTTTTAGAAAAAGCGATGAATGGCCTTTCTGCGGCGATGATCACGAATTCAAACTGCATGATTGGGTGGCATTACCGGCTTCTGCTGCGCAATCAATGATGATTAACGGTGTTTTGTGCCGTCTTTGCCCAGATACGTCGATCAAAGCGTGGTCGTCTGATCCAGATCTAGTCTACTGAGGTGACAAATGGCTGATGAAAACAACGAAAAAGACGTAAATTCTGCGTCTGAAGCGACTGCTAAAGCGGTCGTTGATGATGCCGAAGCTATAGTCGATGCGATTGCCGATGATGACGGTGTTTCGCAAGAAGAAGGCATAGCGGATCTCCGCAAGTCGATCGAAGATCAGAAGCGGATGATCGAAGAGGAGCGTCAGCGTCGTATTGAGGCTGAACAAGCTGCTTATCATGCGCGTGTTCAAGCTGCGTCGAATGATCAGCAACTAAAGGCTTCGCATTATCACGAGGTTCAAAGCAGGCTTGCTTTTGCTGCGGAGCGTGAGCGCGCTTTGATGGCAGAATGGACTGATGCGAAGTCGATGGGCGATTATGCCAAAGAGGCTGAAGTCCAAAAGGCTCTTATTCAGACTAGCAATGACATGCGATTGCTGGAACAAGCCAAGGGCAAGTTGGAGAGTATGCTCCGTCAGCCTGTTCAGCCTGTCCCGGAGCCGATGGTCAGCATTGCTGAGACATGGGCGCGTCAATGCGGCAATCCATCTGATGCTGAGTGGCTTCGCAGTCATGAGGATAAGATCAAGGACGATCGAACGGTGAACCGTGTTCGCGCCTATCACGATGAGGCGCTTGAAAGTGGCTATCAGCAATCTACGCCTGAGTATTATCGTTACATCGAAGAGCGCGCTGGATGGCGCCGTCCATCTCGCCGGGATGAATATGAAGAGGATGATGATGCTTCTTCATACGCCGCCAAGCCTCGGCGTTCAGCTCCTCCACCGTCTGCGCCTGTGTCTCGTGGTGGCGATCGCAAAGGGACGGTTCGCCTGAGTGCTGAACAGCGCGAGATCGCAAGGATGTGCGGTCAGACTGAGGAAGAATATTACCGCAACATGCAAAAAGAACAGAAGAGGGCAAATAGCCGATGAGCGAATCTGGAAATCCTACGGCGGGTAAGCCGGTGATATTAAAACGCCGTGAGGCTCCGAATGCTGAGAAAGAGGCACCTGTTGGTGGTCGTCCTTCGCTTCGTGAGTCGCCGCGTGATGAAGCTGCCCGCTATGCTGCCGAATTGCGCGCACATCGAGGTGAGCGTCCGATTAGTGATGATCCATTAGATGTTACGCATCTTGAGCCGGATGGCTGGAAGTATGAGTGGCATACATGGTCGATTTACGAACAGCGTCAGAACCGCAACATGATGGACAGTCAAGCTCGTGGTTGGCGCCCTGTCCCGCGTGATCGTCATCCTGAGTTGATGCCGAAAGATAGTGATCAAGAGGTCATTATTGATAAGGGTCTTATGCTGATGGAGCTTCCTAAAGAGATCGCGGATGAATATCGGTCCGAAGAAATTCGTGCTGCGCGTGATCAGGTTCGTTACAAAGAGCAAGCTCTTGCTGGCACACCGGATGGCACGATGACGCGAACGGAAGATCCTCGCACGAGACCAAAGATTAATAAGAGTTTCGAGGCTATTCAGATTCCAGATTAATCACTGTTGTATTACGTCTGTGAATAGAGAGGGCGGGAGAGATCTCGCCCTTTACTTTTGACAATTGTAGTTGTAGATATTCAACTAGCTACACGCTATGCCCGCTCGGCGCGGGCGCGACCTTTGGGTTGTGACTAGGTCAAGCCCATTAACCGCCTTCTGATATCCGCTCGGCGCGTGATGACGAGGCTCCTGAAAGGGAGAATCCGTCATGGCGAATCTGAATACGCCGTTCGGTTTCAAACAGTCGAAGGGAACGGGTTCGTCACCGACCTATGAATTGGTCACGGCTCGTATCAATCCCGCGAATACTATTGCGATTTATACAGGTGATCCCGTTGTCTTCAACTCGCCGGCTGACGGCTACATTGAAGCTGCGGCTGCTGGCACGGCTCCAATTGCCGGTATCTTTGCTGGTTGTGAATTCACATCTGTCTCTAACAAGAGCCGTGTGTGGCGCAACTACTGGCCGGGCGCTGATGCTGTTGGCGATGTTGTTGCCTACATCATTAATGATCCGAATGCACAGTTTGAGGTTCAGGCTGGCGGTGCCGCTATCGGTCGCAATCAGATCGGCAAGAATGTTCAGTTGAACATGGGAACGGGTAATCCCGCGACCGGTTTCTCTGGCGCTTACGTCGAAAATCCTGGCCCAACTGCCACACTTCCATTCCGCATCACTGGTGTTGTTACCGATCCTCCCGGCGCTGACGGGACGGACGTTACGTCGCCTTACAACATCGTGCTGGTGGCCTTCAACAATGCTGTGACGCGCAATAACGGCGCGACTCCTGGCATTGCGTAAGGAGGGATAGGAACAATGGCAACTAATCTATCGCAGATTAAAGACTTGCTCCTTCCCGGACTGCGCGGAATCGAAGGCAAGTATGAACAAATCCCTAGTCAATACGACAAGGTGTTCACGAAGCACGACAGTAAAATGGCTGTTGAGCGCACGGCTGAGATGCGTTTTCTCGGTCTTGCAAAGCTGAAAACAGAAGGCGGTCAGACTGAATTTGATAATTCATCTGGTGAGCGTTTTGTCTTCTCTCAGTCTCATACAGAGATTGCGCTTGGCTATGCGATTACTCGTAAAGCCATCGATGACAATCTGTATAAGGCACAGTTCCAGCCATCTAACCTTGGCCTTATGGAATCGTTTGCTCAGACGAAGGAGCTTTATGCTGCTGATCTTCTGAACACAGCGACGGTCTATAATCCAAATGTTGGTGGTGACGGCGTTGCGCTTTGCTCTGGCTTCCATCCGATTGATGGCGGCACGTTTGCTAACCGTCCTGCAACGGATGTTCAGTTAAACGAAGCTACGCTGCTCAATGCGATGATTGGCATTCGCACGAACTTTAGAGATCAAGCTGGTCTCAAAGTGTTTGCGCGTGGTCGTCGTCTGATTGTTCCGCCACAGCTTGAGCCTACTGCTGTTCGGTTGCTTAAAACTGAACTGCGTCCTGGCACGGCAGACAACGATATTAATGCTCTTCATTCGGTCGCTGGCGGCTTGAGCGAAGGCTACATGGTGATGGACTTCTTAACATCTCCAAATGCCTGGTTCTTGCTGACCAACATTGACGGCTTGTCCTACATGGAGCGCGTTAAGTTCGAAACCGACATGAGCGTTGACTTCGTAAGCGATAACCTTCTTGTCAAAGGCTACGAGCGTTACTCGTTTGGCTATTACAATCCGCGGGCGCTCTACGGATCGTTCCCGGTTTAATAGCTGGATTGGGAGGAAGTTCACCGGCTTCCTCCCTTTTATTTCTTGATCCGTCAGACCACTGCGGTGGACGCTGCACAGACTGTCGGATCGCATCGTGCAGGAGTCCCAAATGGGTGCTACTACATTTTCTGGTCCCGTTCGTTCTGGGACAAAAAAAGATACAGACGCCAATGGCGTAGATAACTTGGGCGATGTTGTTCTCGCTCAATCAGGCAAGATCCTTCAGACGACTGCGGTTAGCAATCCCGGAGTTATTATCCCTGCTCTTAGTGAGATCCTTCGTATTGATGTGATCATCGATAAGACGTTTGATGGAACGGGTAATACGATCTCGGTTGGATTTAATCCGACTGCCGACAATCTTACTGATAGTGATGTGATCACCAACAATCCCGGCTATACGCAGCTAACACCAAATGGTGATCTGGCTGACATTAGGAATTGGATCAATGTTGGTGACAAGGATGTCACCGTTTTCCTGAAAAATAGTGCGAATGGTGGTGGCGCCGGCTTCTTGCGCGTTCTGTATGCACAGGGCCGCAATCAGATCCGTAACGTCTAATCAGAAGGAATATGATCATGGGTGAATATGCTGGCAAAGATTTAATCGCCAATTCAAAGAAAAAAGATGAGTCCTTCAAGAAGGGCGGTCGCACGAAGAAGAAATGTGGCGGCGTGATGAGTGCTGCTGCTCACAAGAAAGAGATGAAGGCTTGCGGTGGCGCTAGCGGTATGCGCGCTGATCGTCCTGCTCGTAAAGCTGGTGGGCCTGTCTTCTCTGCTGCTGCTCATGGTGAGCCTCGCGGCAAGGCTTCTAATTACTAATCGCCTGTTTCGATCAGGCGTTGCTCGCATAGCGGGCGCGGGAGGGTCCATTCCTCCCGCAATCTATCAAATGGAGCGTTATAGATGCAGCCGATTACGATTGAAGCCTTTGCTCAAGGCGCTGATGCACAGGCTGTATGTCTGGCGCAAGTAATTCCTAATGATGAAGTTTTAGATATTAACGGCAATAGCGCATCTGGCGGTATTGTTGATTTCCCGTTTCCTCGGCGCCTTGTCGTGCGCGGAACGGATGCTGCTTCTGAAGGTATTATCATTACGATCACTGGCACAGATCAAGCTGGTGCGCCGCAAATAGAAGTGTTCAGAATACTTGTTCAAGACACTGATTACACTGGCAAGCTGGAATTCAACACTGTCACTGAGGTGCGCGCTAACATTGGTGGAATAGGCACCGTTCAGGTTGGCACATCCGGGATTGTTGGATCTAATTGGGCGCGTCTTGATACATGGGCGATCGGTCCGACGATTATTCAGATCACATCATCCGGCAATGCAAATTATACATTGCAGACGACATTGGACGATCCCAATAGCTATCTAAACCCAATTGATCCAGACAATGTGCGGTGGTTCCCGTCAACTGACACTAATGTTGTGAACACGACCGGCAATAAACAGACGACGCTAGCAGTAAATCCTGTCTTCATCCGGCTGCTTGTTAATTCTGGCACCGGAACCGTTCAAGCAATTGTTCAACAAACTGGTGGCCCAACTTTCTAATCTTTGGAGTCTGACATGACTGATGAAAACGGTAGCGTTAAGAAAAAGGGCGATGATGCGGCGGTTGTTTATGTTGAAACAGTCAATGGCTATGTTGGGCCAAATGTAATTCTAACTGCGAATGATGTTAAGGCTTACACGACTGCACAGTCTGACGCTAAGTTTACTGTTCCGATTGCTTCTGCGACTGTTGCCGGCAAGATCAAAGTTGGCGCTGGCCTGACAATTGACGCCAATGGTGTGCTTGGAACGAATAGTGCTGCTCCTAATTGGGATGCAATTACGAATAAACCGACAGAATTCCCGCCGAATAAGGCTGGATTGAGTGTTGTTGGCGGCATTATAGTTGGCACAGGCTTGTCAATTGCTGCTGACGGCACACTGTCTGCGACTGCGACGGCTCCTGATTGGTCACAGATCACTGGAAAGCCCGCTGCATATCCGCCAACAACTGCATCTGCTACGCAAATTGGCGGTGTTAAGCAGGGATCTGGCATTTTTATCGATCCTGTCACTGGAACGATCAATGCTTCTAGTGCTTTGCCGACATGGGATCAGGTTCAGGACAAGCCTGTTACGTTTCCGCCTCCGATTGCTTCTAATTCCGTGCTTGGTGGCGTTAAAGAAGGTGTTGGTGTCGAGATTGGCTCTGATGGCACGATTAGTTCCATCACCAATTGGAACGATATTATCCAAAAGCCAGCCGAATTCCCGCCTATTCCTGCAACTGATACGGTTCGTGGTGGTGTTTTCATCGGCGCCGGCTTGAAGGGTGACGGTAACGGCGTTCTTTCGCTTGATATTGCGCGCACGAATGAAATTGGCGGCATTATTCCCGGCGATACGCTTGCGACTGACCCTGTTTCTGGTCGAACGGATGTCGTTCCTGCTTCAAAAGAGAATGTCGGCTGCGTAAAGATTGGCGATACTCTCTACATCGATGATCAGGGCTTTCTTGAAGCTAATCCGGGCGCTATTCAGCCAGCAACTAGCGATACTCTTGGTGGCGTAAAGATTGGCGAAGGCGTCAATGTAACGGAAGAGGGCGTTATTTCTGTTCCTCCGTTTCCAATTCCAACAAGTCGTTGGCGCTCTGGCAATCCCGGCAACAATCAGGATTGGACGGGAACATGGAAAGTTCCTGCTGGTTGTAAAGTATTCCGCGTTACGGTTGTCGGCAGTGGTGGCACAAGCGGTAACATTCCTACGGCTGGCGCTAAAACTGGTTCTGGCGGCGGTGGCGGTGGTGGATGGATTCAAGAAGTCTACTTTGGTTTCAAAGAAGGCGATGAATTCAAAATCATGGTCAACAACACGATTACCAATCCAACTGGTGGTGTCGCTTTCGGCCCTGTTGGTGGTAAAAATTATTTGCGCGCAACATCTGGTAGCGTAGGTGCTGCTGCAAAATATTCTACCGCCGAAGTCGCCTTTGGCGGCGTTGGTGGCAATGGCTATGTTGATGATGCGCCAGAAGGCAAATGCACTGGCGTTCCTATGTCCGGCCAAGGTGGTTCCGGCGGAATTGGATTTGCCGCTGGCGGCGGCGCTTTAATTTGGGGCTATTCTGGTTCTTCCTACTTTGGTGGCGCAAGCAGAGAGCTAATCCAAAGCCGTCTGTCTGCGGGCTGCGGTGGTCCGGGCGTTTATACCTCAACCACAACAAGTGGTGGCGTTGCTGGCATGGCTGGCATTGTGATCATCGAGTGGTAATCCAATGACTGAGAAACCAGTTTGGAAAAAATCACGGCCAGAGGGATTAGGGAAATCCAAGTCTCTCGATCAGCAAGATAAAAATCGCGCA